CTAGAGATAGGTGGGGCTGCTTTTGTCGGGCAGTCCATGGTCCATGGTCGATAGTCCATAGTCCATGTGGGTCCGCTGCGCGGAGTCCACTTGCCCCTTGCTGGGCGGTCCACACGCTTTGCTGTCGACACGCTTCGCTGTCCACAGTCTACGAAGCGCCCGCTGATGCGGGCAGTCCATGGTCCATGGTCGATGGTCCATAGTCCATGCGTGTCCGCTGCGCGGAGTCCACTTGCCCCTTGCGGGGCGGTCCACACGCTTTGCTGACCACGAAGAGCCCGCTGACGCGGGAGTGGATGCGCATCCCATTCGTGCGGAGACGTTATGATATGCTGACCATAAAAAGAAGACCATCTAATGCGAAAAACGAGCAAAGCGAGTTAAAACCACAAAACTGTGGTCAGCGAAGCGGTGGTCCTTTTCGCGCAGCGAAAAAAGTGGACAGCGAAGCGTGTGGACCAAGGCACATTTTCAGAAGTGATAATCCTGTAAATTGGGGCCCATTCCATAGTCCATAGTCCATAGTCCATAGTCCATAGTCCATAGTCCATAGTCCATAGTCCATAGTCCATAGTCCATAGTCCATAGTCCATAGTCGACAGTCCATAGTCCATAGTCGACAGTCCATAGTCCATAGTCCAAGTCACCTAGTGTCCATCGACTACCGCAAAGGTGGGACACGCATCAAGCTGTCTTACGTCTTCAGTCTTACGTCTCCAGTCTTACGTCTCCAGTCTCCAACCTTAAGTCTTCAACCTGTCAATCTCTGTTCGAAGTTCACCGACCAAGGCTTGCAACTGAACGAGCGGAACGGCATCGCCGGGCTCGGGGAGGGAAAAACTGAGGTAACCGAGGGCTTTCCAGACTTCCAGCAATTCGCCGGTTGGAAGTTCATAGGGCGCATATTCAGGATTATCGGAACGAAGCTGGATGTGGCCGGCAGCCCAATGCGGGACTACCCTTTTATACACCACACCGGCCTCGGTAGAGAGTACGACACAGGGCTGGTAGTCGCGCAAACTATGCCAATCCTGCACATATTCGGCAATAACATAGGCCCCGTCCGGAACGGGGAGCATGCTGTCGCCTTTGATTTGGAAAATGCGGTAGCTACGTTTGGCGCTCAACTCCACCACCGGCAGGCGGAAGGACGGCAGCTGACCGATATACGTACTATCGCGATAACCACTGAGGTAACCGGCGGCGGCTCTTACGGGCACAATGGCGATGCGCTCTTCGTCCATTTCCCGATCTACCACTACCGGCAGTATACGCAGCTGTTTGCCCTGGACATCCGGCGGACTGCTGTGCGCAGCTACCCCGGCTTCCGACACATCCTGCATCAATAGAGCATCGAGGCTCAAGCCAAACAACTCTGCCAGCTGTAGCAAAGTCGACAGCCGTGGTTCAGCCCTGCCCTCTTCATAAGCACCCACCACCGACCGGTTTACACCCAAACGACCCGACAAATCGGCCTGTGTCCAGCCGAGCTGCTTGCGTTTGAAACGGATGTTGTTCGCCAGAAAGTGCATCTTTTCGAATTCAGAATGCTAATTTAATAAGCATTCTTCTTTTATAAGCATTTTCATAAAAAATGTGGATAAGTCGGTCGCGAAATGGCCTGAATTAGAACTCAAAAAAGTCTAAAAACCGCCTTTAGAACAAGGAAAGCTGATTAGTATCGCCACCCTCCTGCTGTTTGCGTTTGCGGGCGGTGGTCATGCCCATACCTTCGAGTTTGAGCTCCTGACTCAGCACAAAACTGTATTCAGGATATAACAACGGCCCCTGTGGCTGCAGTATGGCGAGCGATTTTTCTTTCGGACTTTTTACCGCCGGATGTATGGGATAGGCGTTAAAATCATCGGAATCAAAGCTGCGCAACAAGGCGGTAACCTCGGCGAGCGGTAAATCCGGGTTGAGCCAATCGCGCTCGGCGGTGCTTGGCAAAATAACCGGCGAACGGTGGTGACCAATGGCCTGCAATAAGCTGTTGGCGCTGCTGGTGATGATGGCAAAACCATGGCTCAGCTGGCCGGTATGTGGATTTACGTAGCTGTCCCAGATCCCCGCCATGGCAAAAGGCGTCCTCCCATGGCGAGGGTAAATGAGCCAGGGTTGGTCGAGTTTTTCTTTACGCGGACCTTCTATAAAGGCATCGGCCAAAACCAGGCAGCGCTGACTCCGAATGGCTTTTCGGAAGGCCGGTTTTTGCAATATGCCCATGCCACCGCTGTATTGGGGATCGTCGTTGGGGTTGCCATCCCCCTCAGACCGGGCATTGATGAGGAGCATGGGTTTTTGCGCCCAGGATGGGATGAGGCCAAATTTGTAAAGCTGGAGTTGTCCTGAAGCTGCTGAGGTGATAACGGGCGTAAGTTCGCCCGGACTGATATTGGGATTCGCAGGCAGTACCGCTCCCTCAGGAGCCGCCGCACCAAAACGTTCTTCAATCACCTTGAGCTCGGTGACCAGCGTATATCTACCACACATAACTGCAAGCTCGGAAGTTGTTGGTGTTTCACCAAGTCCTTTTGTTTACTGCGATTTTTTTCTGTTTGCCCGTTTCAACTTTAGATTAGTTCTCTATATTTGCAGTCCGTTAGCGGCATCTTACTGCCAACAACACAATACCGGTTCTGTAGCTCAATTGGATAGAGCATCTCACTACGGATGAGAAGGTTTGGGGTTCGAATCCCTACAGGACCACCACAAATCAAATTAAAAGCCTCAAGGCGCGAAATATCGCCTTGGGGCTTTGCTTTTTTAGGCCTTTACCGAAAGAAAATGAATACAAGATTCACAATCGTTTCACAAAAACCTCGAGCGGTCATGTTTAAGGCGAGCGTAAAATCGGACATCCGCACTTGGTACGTCAAAAAAGACGGGACTTCTGAAATCTTCATTCAAGCAATCATCAACCGAGAAAAGAAAATGATTGGGCTGGGTATCTATTGGCCGATAGATAAATTCGATAGAAGTACCGGGTTGTGTCTAAAGCAAAACAATAAGGATGGCCTCTGGAGCGACTACAACATGATCATCCGGGAAGCTCTTTCCAGGGCAAATGATATCATGGTGTTTTACAGAATGGCTGGGAAAGCCTTAACTGTTTCGGATTTTGAACGCGAGTACTCCACCTATTACAACAAGGCCGATTTAATCGAATTCTTCCAGATGAAGCTGGAGGATCGTTTAAACAAGGGAGTTATAATGAAAACTACCTATCGAACTCAAAAATATAGCCTGAGTGTTTTACGCAAATACGCACCAAAAATTTCATTTTCAAGCCTTAGTGGTGGCTGGCTTCGGGAGTTTGACGCATGGATGCGCAAAAAACTTAGAATAACCGATGCCAATACCAGATCTGGAAGGCATAAAGATGTTCGAACTTATATAAACCTTGCAATCAAGGAAAATCTAACTGATTTTAACCCTTATTCAGAGTTTACCGTTGACAAAGTAAAAGGGAAATGGTACCCGCTCAGTTTAGAGCAGTACCAGAGGCTACATGATTACTATCTCCAGCCAGAAATCAACCCTTTCCATAAAAGAACACTGAGGAGATTTCTATTCGCATGCCATACAGGTCTTAGGATCTCTGATTTGATGAGCTGCCAGTTTGACTGGCTTATCTATGATACCATTGTCTTTACCCCAAGGAAAACGAGGAAACTGAGTAAAGAACTACGATTACCTCTAACTGATTTTGCACTTCAGCTATTTCATGAAGAGCATAAAGCTTCAGGGAATAATGCACTGTTTAGGTTTCCGACTGAGCAAAAATCAAACGAAACTTTGAAGTCAATTGCGAAAGTAACCGGCATTGATTGCCGGCTTCATCACCATATGGCGAGGGAAACGTTTGCCACTTTGTACTTAGAGTTTGGTGGCCAACTAGAGGTGCTTCAGGAATTTCTTGGGCATTCCGACATTAAAACTACTATGAGGTATGTGCATGTTAATCAGACTCGGAAGCGTTCCGAGGCAAACCGATTGAATAATTTGGTGCCTACAGCGGATAAAGCTCCAATCTAGCTTTCACTACTCCATCCGGGGTGATTTCCCCTTCAATTATGGAGCTGAGGCATTTCCGGCTGCCAACTAGGTAACCGCTCTTCCAGTCCCATTCGCTGAGTTCACGTAGCGACAATACCTTTTGACATTGAACTGGTATGTTGTTTTTCTTCATCCAGTTCAAACGTTTTGGCCAGAACTTTTCGAGTAGCCCGCCTGCACCCTGCCAACGGATGGCATACTGGGCTCCAGGTATTGGCGAGCCATTTAAAAAGCGATTATCGCTGGAGGCGAAAGGATATCCTGGGTCTGAACCTATCGACCTGAAGGCTCTATAAAACATGAGCCTGAGTCCACCGGTATCTTTGTATGGGCCATTGTAGTAAACACCGAAGGCTGGTGTCCCTACGATTGGGCACTCGATATTGTAAACTGCATCGTAACTGCTGGCCATGCCGGAGATCACCGGTGAAGCATTCACTTTGATATCTTCGGCCTGATCTGCATCCCCTATCAACTCTGGCTGCAGGTCGATGCTTAGAAACTTCCAGTACATTTCCTCATCATCATTAAGCGAGAGCTCATAATAAAAGCCCGTGTCTTCTGCTTGGTAAACATCACCCCATTTTGCAGTATCCGGATCAGGCAGTGCGGCTTGATTTGTGACTTTACCCTTGAAGGTGTAGTCACCATTGGAAAGGTCTTTTACTTTATTGCCATACTCCGAGTCATTTGGATCGGTGAATGAAAATCGGTACGAGTCCTTCTTTTTGAGAAAGGAAACCTCTGTCAAAGCATTTTCAGGGATGTGAAGGTTTATGGTCTTTTCAGGATCAAAGAAGGGGTCAACAAAAATGAATTCGGCTTCTTTAGTGGTCGAATTGGGCAGAAATTTGGCATTGAAAACAGTCTCGACGGTATCCAAAAATTCAAGCACGGTCATCTTGGGCATGAAATCGCCCAAACGCCAGGTATCGGGGATGTATGCGCTGAAGGGCAAACCGAGAAAGCGATAGTTGTTGGAGTAAACAATTAGCCTGGTCAATTCTTCGATTGACCGAAGTGCGTTGAAAGTAAGTTTTAGCCCGAGCACTCCTGCCAACTGTTCAATAACATAAGCGAGCCGGTAAAATGGCGTGTAGGTACTCCCAAATTTTGTGGCATACGGTATGGTATCGTATTCATTCTGATAGAACCAATTTAACGAACCGGGTTGAATCGGTGCCCATCCTGCAGCGTCTTCCAGAGCTGCAGTGTTCCTTACCACACAGGTGATGAACGGGAATTGGTTATCTCCAATCCCTGAATCCTCAATAACGGTTTCAATGGAAGAATCAGTTGGCAAAACATACTCAACCTTACTGAGCACTTCTCTCAGCTGTGCATCCTTTGCCTGGTAATTGAACATGCCGCGGTTGAGGCCTGCAGAAACGCGATATACGGTATCGGTTGCTGAATCAATCTGTAGGCTGACAGTACCCAGAGGGTAGCCATTAATCTTTAACTCCCCGGTAAGCGGCTCCTTTTGCCCAAAGGTTTTGGACTGCAGTCTTTCAATGTAGTTGAAAGCTGCTTGTGAAACTGGCGTTATAGGTACATCGAGATTATAAATCACCGATCCATCGGCCTTATGTAAAATCGGGTTCTTGAACCTGAATGAAAGCGGCTGCTGCTTTACCGGCAGGTGGATGCCCTGGACAACGAGTTCAATCATTGCTCTCCTCCTCTTGCTGGGCGAGTATTTTAGCGGCAATTGCTTCAGCAATGATTGTCTCGAGCTGAAGTGTCAAATTAGTTTCATCAGCTATTACCAATTGAGCATTTTCGCCTTGGATCCAATGTGGCCAGTTAAACTCTCCTAGTTCTACGTGATTGATGGAAAGGTGCAGAAATATCTCGTCAGCGAGATTTCTATCTTTCAAATATTCGAGCCTTAAGATTTCGTAAGTATAGTCCATGATTAGCAAGTTTATTTCCACTCAGCGGGTATGGATGCGAAATTTGTAAGTGATGTGCTGCTATTTCCAATTCCGCCGTAGCAAGCTGTACGTGTAGGCGTGCCACTACCAAATGAGCAAGTCCATAAATCCGGTGCGGTTCCTTGAATACCGGTCCATCCGTTCTTGTTAAAGCAGTTTGTAAACTGTACTGACCTATTCAAGAATCTGGTGGTATGCTCACCTGAAGCATAAAAAATATCTATTCTCAGCTGTAGCTTATTGCAAAACAAGAATGCGTTCACAAAATTGGTTACTAACAAATTGTACTTGAACAGGAGTGCCGGAACTGTTGCAAGATTAGAGCAACCACTAAATACTGCTTGGAAGTTATTTGCAAGTGTATTGTACCTGAACAAGTCTGTTGGAAGTGATGTTAGGCCAGTGCAATTTTGAAAAACATTCAAAAAGGCAGTCACTGAGGTGTTATACCTAAATATGTCATTAGGTATACTTGTAATGCCTGTACATCCACTAAAGACTGACGAAAAATTAGTTACTAGGACGTTATACCTGAAAATGTCGGCAGGAATGCTGGTAAGCCCAGTACAATTTAGGAAGCATGCTGCAAAGGTTGTAGCGGAGGTATTGTACCTAAACAAATCAGCAGGAATACTGGTAATTCCAGTGCACCCATAGAAAGTGGAAGCAAAGTTTGTTGCTACAGTTATCAAATCAAGTAAACCTACTGGGATTGAAGTGATAGATGTCATGTCTCTAAATGCATCCTCCACGCTCCCAGACGTGGCACGAGGTTTACCCATACCCAATGATCTGCAATTAGAGCAGCCATAGAACATTCCCCATATTGCAGCGAACGGCTCAATTGCATCTGGATCACCCCAATAAACTATATCAGTAAGCTTTAGCCTGTCACCACCATTGTTGAATTTAAGTGAAGGTAGTGAGCCGGTGATACTTATTGTATAAACACCGGCAGCAGCATAAGTGTGAATTCTAGCCACGCTATTAAAAGCTGTAATGTGACTTTCTGGAGTACCATCTCCCCAATCAACATAAGCGTCGTAATAGCCCCCAGCAATAAGCGGTAAGGTTATAGTTCTACCCGCAGCTGCCCCACTCACAGTGAACTCAAGTTCAAGTCCCCGTGCAAAATTATTTACTGTATAGGTTGCTTCCGCCACCTCGCTAATTGCATGGCCAGGTGCTTGAGCAATAACTTTTAAGGTGGTTTCTACGGAAGATTCTGGTGGTGCTGTGAGTGAAATAGGTGGTGAAGGGCTTGAAGTTGTGGGCGTTGATCCATCAACTGTAAAATAGAAAACAGCATCTTCAGTTTCACTGGCCGGAACGACTCCGAGCGGTGAGTCGTGCTCACCGTCTGAAGGAGTTAGTGTTGGAGTTGCAGTAGGCAGCAAAGTATAAACAGCTGTTGCCACTTGTGATGGCAAATAACCTTCGGCATAAGCAATTGCTTTTATCGTAACCGGGCCTTCACTTGCTGGTGGATTTTCGGGATCATAGAGCGTACTTTCATTGGTCGGCTCAGTTCCATCCAAAGTGAAATATAAAACGGCTCCAAAGGTGTCGGTGAAAATTCCCGTGCTGAATGGAGCAATTCGATGACCTGGTGCCGGGCTAAAGTATGGCATGGCTGCTCTCGACATCTGTATGTAGCCAAGGGTAACATCATCCCTGGTAAGCCATTCATCAAAAATCAATGCCCTGGTCTCTTCATCGAAACGATTCAACCAGTTGGCACCTGGTACCGGCAAGCCCCATCGCTCAGCAAGATTGAGGATGATTTCATCATTATTGAGGTCTTCCGAAGTCCCTAATTTGAGGTCATTTAGCCGGCCAATATATAATCCTTCGGAGTCAGATCCACGTCCGAATTTACTTACTCCAGCATTGAATTCACCCTCGAAAGATCCGGTACCGATCATAGATCCATTAACCCAGGTTTGGGCAACACCTCCAGCAATTGATATCTGGAGCAGGATATACTTGTTTCGGATATCCTCACTCAAATCCATGTCGATTGTACCATCGTTCGAACTGATGGTAAGCACATTTCCGGCGGCATTCAGGCTTATGATGGTGTTAGTCTCTTCTTCTGAGAACAATATCACTTCGCCAAGTTCTATTCTCAGAACGGCTGTAATTACCAAGCTGGTAGTTTCGGGCATAGTTTCGGAAAGGTTTAGCCAAGCATTACCGGGGAAATACATCTCTTCAAGGCCGGCCAAACCAACTAGCTGTTGGGCTACAAACTGAGGAGCCGGCAATGTGTCATCGATCTGTGGTATTTCAGAGATTACCCCAACTGGTGCTATGCGATAAACCTGTTCAGGAGCATGGCGCTGATACTTAAATGAAATAGCCTTCAAAAACTCATTACTGCGTTTTTTGAAAACCTCCCCACTTTCAATCATCACCTCGTGAAGCTCGTTATTAATGACCTCATAGACCGAAGGGCTATTGAGCAAGTCATCCACCCACAAAAGCCAGTCGTTATCTTCAGTGTAGCCGCTGTGCACGGTGAAGAGCTCATTGTGCTGGGTTTTGTAATTCCTGAACCGCCTTTGTGGCTGGTTGTACAATTGCGGCCGGAACGTTTCTTCTACCTCTCTGGTGTAGTTGTCTGATTCAATGAGCTCGCCAGAAAAAGCAATTGCATCGTAGGTGCCCCAAGCATTTTCGAATAAATAATGATGGAGGATGGCCGGTTTAACGGGGTTAATCAAGTACACCTGAACTGCACTCAATATCAGGTTATCGGCACGGCTTACCCAAACATGGAGCTCAGCCAAATTGGTGATACCAGGCGCCATCACTTTTACTGCAGTATCGATTTCTACCACAGAAAAAGCCGACACCGTAAACAAGCTTGAAAAATCAAAGGTGGTACTGGATCCATCAGTCAACACCCGTTTGATCCTGATTTTGATTTGAGCTACATCTTCGTAGTAGTGGAGCCAGTACAGCTTTTCAGGTGAGTCGCTGTAGGTTTCTTTAGTAAGTGGTTGCCAGCTTAAAAAACGTTTGGCGGCCTTGAAATAATCCAATAGAGTGCTGTACCGGTTGAAGAAATCTACCATGCGCTTTTTCGGCAGCCGCCCCTGCAGGGTGACAAACTCGGGGCTTTTGGTCATTTTATAGACCTGCTCAGGGATGCCGTAAATCTCACCATACCTGAGATAGCTCTTTTGGGCCATGTGGTTACGAAACCCCACCGGTGTTAATGCCTGAACCGGCCAGGCAAATTGCTGCTCGAGTCGGTCTTCCAAATAGGCATTCACCTGGGCAACTCCTACCCCTTCCTTATCTACCGAAATCAGATCGCCTTTGCCCCTTAACCTAAAATTGACCAGGCCTTTGGTGTAGGTCTCAACCAGCATGCGAAAGTTGTCACGAACTGTTCGGTTTGTGCCGGCCGTATTGGTGAGCTCACTCATATTGGCCACCGTTCCCTCTCCCAAAGTAATGGTCCATTTAGAGCCGGGCTCCCTAGCAACAAGCTTTATCGCTGGATTTCCAGACACTTCAGCCTCGGTAATGAAGTAAGCCTGCTCCAGGTAAAAGTTGCTCTCCAGCGACTTTAAAATAGTCTGGTGCCAAAGCAAATCAGACATGCCTCCTTTCAGTCGCAAATCTGTTGGTGAGTTGGGATCAACAACCGACTTAAAAGTAAAAATGAAGTTTCCAGCGCCTTCACTACCGAAAGCGAAAGTTGCTCCGTTCGCTTCTGCTGCAGTAAACCGAAAAATGAAAACAGCCGGTGAACCAAGTGAAGTGACATAGTTATTACTGGCAAGCCTGGCCACGACGGTATTGCCGGATAAAACGAGCTTTGGTGGGCTTTCGAGTGGTAAAATCATACGCGATAATCTTTTTCGAGTTTTTCAGCAGTTTCTTTAAAGTCTTGGTATTGGCGCCAGGCCATTTTTGCGTGCACGCCTTCGTCCTGAAGTGACTTCAAAACGCCATACATTTCCATCAATAATTGGGTTGGCATAGCCTCACGAACTATTTCTCGCTGAACAGGAGCAGCAGCTGAACTGGCTTGCACGTTGTATTTTCCTGCGGCAAAAGCCGGTGTTCGGGTATACATAATAGCCTCGATAATTTCAGGGTAATTCATCTCAAGGTTTTTGACATGTGGACCACTGATCACAATCTCTTTACCCTCCTCACCGAACAATCCCAAAGTAGGTTTGCTGTATACCCCAGTCTTAACCGCACCCGAATAAGAGGCATTATATCGCTTCCCCTCTGTTGTAGTCACCGGGTATTTACCGCGGTTAAAAGCAGGTACCGGCTGCGATAATATCGTGGCTACCTGAGCAGCACCTGCAATACCGGCAATAGTTGCCAAAATCGGATTATATAAAAGCCTGGTCACAGAAAGGGCTGTATTAATACCGGCCTGTATTGCATCAGCGGCTCGTTGGCGTTTGAACTGCTCGGTTTTGATTTCCCGTTCCTTGCTTCGGTAATCATCCTCCAACTTGGCCAATTGAGTACGATAGGTCTCTTCTGAAATCAAGCTGGAATCAAGTTGCCGCTTGAGAGCGTCTTTTTTTCTATCGCTGGCTTGCCGCTCTCCATCCAGCTCCTTCTGGAGCCGGTGGTTACCAATAGCGATAATGCTCGAGGAAATTGTATTGACAGACTGCAGTGCCAGCTCCCCCCAGTTACGCCTGTAATCCTTGTCGAGCTGTCTGCGTCTTGCGTCAAACTCACGGACAATTTTCTCTTTCTCGAGCTCAGTTAGCTGGGTATTTTCCAGCTCGAGTTGCATTTGGGTGTTGCGCAAGTTTTTCCTGGCTTCAAGTTCATCCTTGCTTCCAGGTGTCGATTTCAGCACGCCTATTTCAGCCCTGGTGAGTGCTTCCCTGCGGGAAAGTGCATTTTTAGCTTTTAATTTCTCATAGGCATCATCAGCCAATTGGCCGGCTTTTTCAAAATGGTCTTTCATGAAATCTTCCGACCATTGGCCGAAGTTTTCCATGTCCTTCATTTCCCATTCTGCAGCTTGTTTGCGGATATCAGCTATCTGACCTTCGGTAGTTTTCCGCTTTTCGCCTTCATCAGATCCAAGTTGATTGAGGTATCCTGCGAGCGCTTCGCGACGCATTCGAAAGGCGGTGTATTGCAGCATGTGCAAGCCTTCCTGGTACTCCTTTTCTCCCAGCAGTCCATTTACATAAGCCTCGGCGTGTAGCGCTTCTTCGTTTTTGATAAAGGCATCGATATCGAGCAAGAGCTGTTTATGAGAGTCATCCCGAATTGACCGAATTTCATCGACAGATAACTTCGCATCTGCTGTATCACCGGTAGCTCCGATTTCTTTCGCTGATACTTCCTGCATTTTGATTCCGAGTCGAACGATTAACTTTTCCCTCTCCTCGAGCATGGCATTCCCGTTCGCTTCGAGTCCGTTTAGCTTTGCTCTGGCAGACTGCAGGTTATTAATCTGAACCGCGAATTTGGCTCTATCATCAAACCAACGGCCTCGAAATAATTCGTTGCCTTCAAGTTTACTATACAGTTTTATGGCTTGATCCAAAGCATCTACTCCCACCGGCATTGCAAGTCCCTGCGCTTTTGCAAGTTTCACGGCCTCCCTCATCAAGTCATTTTCCATCTCGATAAAGCGTAGCCGCTGCTTAGCTATTCGCTCGTTTTGGGTTTGAATTTTCTCATCGTTCTTTTGCAGAATGATTTTATTGATCAGCTCATCATTTACACGTGAAATGGCCTTTGAGACATCCTCCATGGATGACTTTTCAGCATCGATGTTTTGTAAATAGCCTGGATATTGTTCCTTCAACTGGTTGATCAACTTCACCCTATCTTCTCCCTTCAGATTAGTCTGAAGCAATTGCATTTCCAAAACACGTAAGCTGATACGTTCTTCCTCGAGTGTACGGGAAAGCGGAATTTCAATGTATTTAGCAGCGATATCCGCTAGGTCTCGCATGCCTTTGATGAATGACGAATTCAAAAATGCTTGCCCAACTGCCCTGCTAATTTTCTGCCAGTTGGCCGCGAAGTTGTTGTTCTTGATGCTGTATTCATTCATCAAGGAACTACCTTCCTCAAGGGCTCTATTTGCCAGGGTTTGGCGCTCTTTGATTTTATCGATGTTGTTGGCCAGGGATGACAATACGGCAATGGCTCGGGCGCCATCGAGTCCGAGATTATCCATCTTTTTGGCCATTACATCAAACCCTTCATTCTGACCTTTCATGCCTTCTAGGAATTTAAGAAAGGCGGCATTTGCATCTGTCTTCAGGAGCTTGGTGAACTCACCTACTTCCATGCGGGCAATCTTGGCGAAGGTTGCCGGATCTTTGAACATGTTAGGCAAAAGGCGATTGAATACAGTACTCGATGTCTCTGCTTGTTGGCCAGCTTCATCCAATGAAGCGGCATACCCCAGTACATTGGCGGCACCTAAATTCACGAGCTGGTCAATACCTGCAATTCGCTTCGAGAAGTCCACCAGAAAGGGTGCGGCATTGCTACCGCTTGCCGACACTTCGTTGATAGCTGAACCATACATTTCCATCGCTCGAGCTGCTGAAACCGTGTACTTTTCACTTATCCGGAATTGCTCGGTAATCTTTCCAACTTCACGAATAGCGGCCGAATCGCCCAAATCATCCCCCAGTGCCACTTGAAGCATATTGGCCGTTTTTACAAACTCGAGTATGTCGTGCTTGGATTTTTTGCCCAGGCGCCCGGCCTCCTCGGCCAATTTCAGCAATTCAAGTCGTGGGGTTTTGGTGTTCCACTTATTGAATTCCATCCGCAGCTCTGCCACAGCTTCACGAGTCAGGCCGGTTGTTTTCATGACGTTCGCCTCCTGGTCAGCGAGCTCTTTGTTCGACTCGATGAACTTTTGCATGGTCAGAATTACCCCGGTAATAGTTGCGATCACCGTTGCACCCATAGAAGCATACCGATTCATGCCATCCGCCAGCCGGCCAATTGAAAATTCAACCTGTTTGGATTTTCCACGGAGTTCGTCCATGCGGCTGTTAATGGCCTTCAATTTATCCTCAAGCTCCCGGTACTGCTGGGTACCAGGAACCATATGAGCGAGCTGGGCACTAAGCATTTTAGACTCCCTCCTCAGCTCACTCATGGTTTTGCCAGTTAACCCGATTTCAGCTTGGAGTTGGTTTATCCTGGTCTTGTTGGTGGCGTAGGTGGAATTCAGACTTTTGAGTTCTGCTTGAACTTCACGATACCGGTCGCTTTCAGTCTTTTTGGCTCGTTCAAGCTGCTTTGCCTCCTTTTCAAGCTCCTTTTGTGTGGCCAGAATTTCTCGCTGCGACTGGTTCAGCTCATGCAGTTCCTTTCGAGCAGAATCACCGTTAATGACCAAATTCCAGCGTAATACTTCGTCTTTGATTGTCCTGGCCATTAGCTAGGAATTTGAAGGTTATCGTAATATTTCTGGAGCAGGGATTTGATTTCCTCGGTGTAGCCATACTGCAGCTTTCCGGCAATGGCTCCCAGTCGACCGAATACAACCCGGTTGTAAAGTGTCAGCTGACTTTTGTCAACCCCTTGTTTTCCTTTGATATCGAGAAATCGGAGATACTTTACGAAATGGATATCGAGGCGGTATCCTTCTCCACTTGGCTGAACGGAAAAACCCCGCTGGCTTTTGAGTGTACCGCTTCGTTCATCCAGGTAGCGAGCCATAATCTCATCCTGAAAGTCCACGATAAACTCACCTTCTTCCTGCAGCGTTCCCCGGAGAAATTTAGCCTTCATAGGGTCGTAATTCTCCGGCATATCAAAGCGCTCTGCCTTTTCCATAAAACGAAAATGCCCCTATACAGGGGCATCAGAAAGGACAGCTAGTTTTACTCATCAGGATGAAGAAAAACCGGTTCTGTTACAGGGTACAAACGGTTGTCCAACTCGATTTCGAAGTGTTCGTCTAAATCAACTAAAACAAGAATACCCCGCTCATTTATCTGCCAAAGGGAATCTGCATCGATAAATGATATCGGAACACGATTTCGGTAGTATGGATTATTTGATGGCATTAAGAGGCCCGACTGCTGCAGAACCACTTAATCAATAGACCTCAGTGTATACGTTTCCAAAACGCTCAGCCGGGCTTTACCAAATAGCAAGCCAACGGTCTATTGATTAAGAAAAGTGATTCTGCGAGGGTAAAAATACAAAACCCCAGTCAGTTTGACCGGGGTTTTTCTTTAGTGCGTTTGCTTCAAAAGATTGTAAAGCGTCAAAGTTTCCTCTATGGCCTTGACGTGCTTCTGTGAAATTTTGAAATCTTTAGTACCATCCCTGCCTTGCAACCTAATTGAAATATCACCTGGCATTGAAAAAGAGTACAATACACCTATCCAATAGTCGTCCGCCACGACATCAATAATTTCTGAAACTGTGCCACTATAGACGCTAGTTCTGACTTCGTAACCAGAGAGATTGTGGTCACTAATTTTTGACCCAATCTTAATTCTTAAAGTTTCCATACCAATAAAATCATCACCAGAATATTTAATGCGTTGTCTGACCCAAACATCATTTGTGGTTTTTGCGATGTAGGGATTAAAACCAATTGGAGCATCAACATGTGTGTAGAATGTGGTTTCAGTGAAATCATCTTTCTGCACTGTAAACCTTTTAAGAATCTTTGCTACGGCAACTTTTACGGTATTGTTCATGCTATCTTGAACTTTACGTTCTTCTTCAATTTTGACTTTCAGAAGATACTCATCAGTTGCTTTACTGTGTAATTCTGAAGTCAGATTAGTAAGAGACTTTTCTTGCTCTTTGATCAACGCATTTTCTATAGAGGACTTCTCGGTTTCCTTTAAGGAACTCCAGGTTAAGTATCCAATAATTGAGAAAAGAGCTAGGGCAATCAATAAAAAGACCTTATTCATAACAATCCATTTAGGCCGGAAAAGTACTTAAGAGAAGTAATAATTTCAAATGCCGTTGGGCAAAAATAAAAAACCCTGCACGTCTGCAGGGTCAACACTATTGCTGAACGGTCGGTCGAACGAGTCTTGGCGCCGTAACTTTCACTTTAGTGTTAGTTTCATAAGAGTACAATAATAGTTGCCAATATTACGGTAGTCGTGGTGGCCACAACGGCAACTTTTCGCCAAGCTTTTTTGAGCCTCGTTTGCTCATCTCGATCGTCCGTTATCGTTATACGATCCGCCTGGTCTTCATCGTGCCTTAAATCAGCAGCTATCAGCTCATCTTCCTGATTTTGCAAAGCGATTTCCTGAATTGCTGCCACCTCTTCACAATTTATTCGGGCTATTCGCTGGATGTCGGCCTCTTGTCTAAACCCATCTGCTGCAGATTTAATTGAATCACACTCAGCCTGCCTTATTGTAGTTGTTCGAACGTAGACCGGTGCATTTTTCCTAAGTTCTTGAAGGAACTTCCCATGAGAATTTTGTAGGGCATCCCTATCAGATAGTACTGTCGACAATTCACTTTTAAGTGAATCGCGTTCATTGTTCAAAGCAGTAATTGTAGCCTTGCGCTTTTGAATATCTACATTGTCCAGACCGGCAGAACTTCGTAACTCAACCTTCAATTGGTGCCTTCCATAGTAATAACCTGAAATGAAACTTAATAGTAAAAGTGCGATTACGAGATATGGAGATGCATTTTTCATAGTTGTCTTGAATTTTGATTTAAGAGATAATCTCTAATTTGAATTTGTCAGGCATGATTTTCCGCAAAGCATTCATAGTTGCTATGCTATCAGTCAGATCGAGCAGGCCATCACCATTGATGTCTTTAAATTCTTTGCCTACGAGTATGCAGCCGAGTGTATCACTGTTATAGTTCCCATGATGGATCAGAATGAGCGTACGACCAGCAACATCTTGAATAAGCCAGTGATCACCATACTTTTTGCTCCATCTTTTGACGCAATAGTAAACCCCTGCAGGAATACAGCTTTTCCGGATGGCGTTGTCTAGCCAGGGCAACTCGAGCGTACAAAAAGCAAAACGGAAAACACCTTTGTCATCCCTTACTTCGGCCATGCCCTTTACCTGTTCTGCCCGGTAAATCATCCGGGTGAGCGTTATCAGCCACTCATTCATCGAATGAAGGGGTTATGTGTCGGTATGCTCTGCGAGGATTTAATTCACCATGGTTGGCTTCATACTGCTCCAGAAGCTGGTTGTTTCTGTTCAGCTGATTGAGCAGCAAATCCTGATTGGTTTTGTTGCATGCCTTTACTTCGATTTTCAGCTCATCCATTTGCGCTTTGGTTTCGCGCTTTTGTTCCATGAGTTGGTTATTGAGATAGTAAAGCATTGCCCCCATCAGGAGAAAGGAGAACCCCTGATTTTTAAGGATGTCGATGAGTGTGAGGATGGTTTGAGGCATTATATGGGCAAAGTTTTGAGGGTGAGCATCCAGCCACTGAGCTCATATAAATTGCTCTCAGGGATTATTTTAGAGCCTGTCCAATCCAGTCGGTGGATCCAGCTGCAGCCGGAGCCTATTTGACCAGAGAGTATCGAGCCTCTGAAAGCCATCACTGCAGTAAGTGTGGCATCCATGATGGAGAGAAGTTCAGCAGGGCTTTTTCGGCTGGACTTCATCAAGAAAAAAAACATCAGTTCGGCCTGGTCGGCCAACTGATCATTATCGGAACCGCTGCCGCTGAAATCAGGGATGATATTGATAAAAGCGAGGGTTTTGGCCGGAACGGCCTTAGCTCGTTCCGCGATATCGGTTTTATTTATACCGGTGATGGCGTACTTCTGATTTACGCCGGCACTGGCGGCCGCAGCTTCAAACAGCTGGCTGAATTCGGTGATGAAGCCTGGTTGAATCATTGCTGACCTCCCTGCTTTTCCCGGAACCTTTCAATGCGCTCCCGGTCTTCAGCGTGGTTCATTTTCAGCTGATAGAGCCGGAGCATAACATCCCAGAAGTTGACGGCCTCTACTTGTTTCATATCGCCAAATACGGCTGATTCAGCCAGCTGATAAAGGACACCCCGTATGCCGGTATTATTCTCGACGGTGGACTTCTCCTCTTCTGGCTTTTTGAAAAGAATGGACAGGTTCACCGCTCCGGCATCCGTTTGGATTTCGGCAATTTGGATGAACAGTTCCATATTATTCCACCAAACAAAAACAGCGTATTTGATGTGAGGCGGCAGGTAGCTTGCCCATCTTTCAGCCTCCGCCAGATCATAACCTTCGAGCCCTACTCGTTGCTGTTTTTTCCTTCGGAACTGGAAGAGCTGACGGTCGCCAGCTAACGGCCGGTAAAGCACAGCGATCAATTTATCCAGGACATTTTCCTCCTGGGTTCGGAGGTAAACAGAAAAGTAAGTGTGCGCCTTTTCATACTCTCCATAGGTCAGGTCTTCGAGCATCGAAGCCGGACCATATAAATAGCGACCGTTGAACTCAATTACCGGCAGCTTTTGATCGGTGAAAAACCAGTCGATTTCAGCGGTGGTGCTGCCCTCCGGAAAGTGCCAAAAGCTGAAAAGTGTGGTGGATAGCTGCTCGAGAGCGAGCACCATCCGGCTGCGATCCTCTTCATATCGGCGGCGGGATTTGCTGGGCTTCATCTCCAGAACATTGTAGATGAGCGCCACCATAAAATCATCCTCATTTATCCGGCCGTGATGAAGCTCGAGAAAATCATGGCATAGTTTGAGGTACTGCTTGGTGTTGAGTTCGGCCACTTTTGAAGGGAACTCCAGCTTCAGTCCATTTTCAGGTGCTTCGAGTGTATGCATCAGCCTTGGAAAAATTTATTATCCGGTGAGTTGATTTCAGTGAGCACGATTTGCGTATCAGCTGCATCCAGCTGCAGTATGTACTGCTGCAATTTTCTGAGGTGTTTATCAGCTTCAGTTTGGTAAACCAGCCGCTGATCACGCTTCAGCTCATGCCCTCTTTTCCTGTTGATAGAGTCCGGAATATAGGTTCGTAGAACGGTTTCCGGCATTTCTTCATCGGCCAGTTTGTACATGGCCGACTCGATGGTGAAGTAGGCAATTGCCCTGCTGGCCAGCGTTCGGATTTTGGTTTCTTCAGCTGACAACGCCTGGTCATTTTTGATTTTCTCAGAAATGGCCTCAAAGCGTGTGGTACCAATAACCGGTTCAATATGCTCGGTCTCGATTTCAGCCATGAAAGGCCGTACGAGCATAAAAAAGCGTTGTGACTTATCAACTGGGAATAGGTCATCAAACTGGTCAACAGTGTAGATGAAGTTACCCCTGAGGCGTTTGCGCTCGTCGGAGTTCTTCCAGGTCTCGAAGCCAGTGAGGGTTGAGCTGAGTTCGAGAAAATAGAGCAAAGCATCCAGTGCGTCATAAGCCTTGCGGATCAGCGCCCGGTTGTCGCTTTCAATTTGCCACTCCCATGCTGTCTTTTCGTCGGTACCTAGCATCTGCTTCCGACCGGTATTGCTGTGGCTTAGGTCGTTGTTTTTGGCAAAGGCCAAATAAGCAATAAAAACATGAGCCGCCTGGATCCGGTGAACCAACTGGTCCAGGATTACTGATGAAGTCAGATCAGGCGAATAGCCGCTGGAGTTGTAGTGGGTTTGAGCGGTCTGATAAATGCTCCCGATAATCTTGCGGATTCGGGGCATATCAGTGAGCAAATAAGGCTGCAGGCTATCGAATTCAAGGTCACTGAAGCTAAAGCCTAGGTGAGCTTTTACTTCATCGTTCCCGATTTTTTCGCCATCGATTTCTTTATTGAATAGCATAATCAAACGTTTTGGGTTATGCGGTTTTTGCTGGATACATCCTGCTCTCTTTCGATTTGTGCCTGGTAAAACCCGAGCTTGATTTTCTTGTTCGGCCAATTGGCACGAATAGCCAGATTGATGGCTTCACATACAATCAGCTCGGGGATCGCGATCTGATTGTCTTTGTACAACTTCAAAGCATACAGCTGTTCACTACCACTATCGCTTTTCCCTTCAGCTGATACGTTGGCCAGTGCCTGATGGAGACCGATACCACCTATGGTCGCTTTGTCGGCCATGGTGTTCACGTCCTTCATCCCGGAAATGTAATCCTGCACCTTTTGGTCGATGGGAACAATTTCCCAGCCTTCAAGCTCTCCTGCCCGATTTCGGTAGTAAGTCGAAGTGAAAAATTTGCCTACATTATCATAGCCGCTGAGCACCGATACCAGCTCATTCATCACTTCAGCTTTTTTCTCCCGAAACAACTTGTCGGTATAGGTTCTTCCTGTGCTTGTGCACTCCTGCTTCAGCTTTGTTTCCAGCTTATCCCAATACTCCTGTGGCACTTTGACGTGGAATTTGACGATGGCTGCATTGTGCATGAGCGACTTGATTGCCTTCGGCAGCAGGGCGCTGTTCTTCATCCAGGGCAAAGTGCCGGTGAAGCTGGGCACCGAATAAAAACGACTCATGAAGCTGGGGAGATAAGCAAAATGAGCGCTGATTTCAGTCTTAAAGCAGTTGCGCCTGTCAAGCATTGGGTACCGGTACACCGGCATGATATGCGGCATTTGCCAGTTGGCCACAATTACTGCGCGACTGTTTTGCAGATCCTCCGGCCATTCGAGCCGGGCATCCCCCCAACTGATATGCTCCAGCTTCACAATTTTTGCAGCTCGACCGATTCGCATGCCACGGTTGCAGAAGAATTTAGAGTAGCATCCTTCACCGTGGTTAAAATCGACCATGGCTGCCATGAGGTACTTTTCGTAATCCCAGGACTGGAGCCATGCTTCGATTTCAGGGTCTTGCACCCACTTGCGAACGGGCGTGCCGCTGGAGTAATCCTCCTCATAAAGTTTGGGGCCTTGTCCCCAATTCAGGAAGAGCATTTTTTTGAAAATGCCACCAGGTAAGTGCGCTTGACTTACCACGTCGCGGATTACCTGTGGCAGCCGATTGTCGGGACCATTCGGGATGATGAGGATTTCAGTGCCGGGCACGACAATCGGCTGCACTTCCTGCAGGGCGGTCGGCCAGATTCCGTAGGAGCCATCGATGATATCATCCGGCCTTGAAGTGGAGAAGTGATAGGCAGACCGGTCTTTTGCCGTTCCGAAGTATTGGTCTTCACTTATTTGAACGAGGCTCATTGATTACGATTTTTTGATTGTTGAAGAACATGAGCAGCGGTTGCCAGCATTGCCGGGCTCTACCTGATTCGACATCCAGGAGATTCAGCATAAAATCGTTGTACTGGTTGTGCTCCTTTTTTGTTGCCGATCGCAGCAGGCAACATTCGATTTTATGTCGGCCGGTGCTTTGGCTCCGGGTGTAGTTGCAGCCCATAAATTCTATGCTGAAGGGCTTGCCCACTTTGGACATTTCCCGCATCTGCCTGATTGCATCCCATAGCTCGATTGTCGATACCATAATGCAAGGTTACCTGAGCACAGTCAAGGCAGAAAGGACAGCTTTTTAACCCCAGAAAGGCGGACTTCTTTTGCTTCTTTTCTTCGTCACTGGGAAGAAAAGAAGTTGTTTCGCGTTCAAAGTATCTTGTACTACAACTTGGAGCAGCCACTTTTAGCAGCCCGAACAGCCGAAAAACAGCCACAAACGAGGCACGCCAAAAAATCAACCCACTGAAAAACAGCCTTTAAACCTTCAATTCTCTGCAGGAGAATTGAAAATGCGTGAGCTTAGACCGACCCGCCCCGCCGTCGTTGTGCGTTCGCACCGCCCCGCTTTCGGATATATGACCTATGTTAAGGCGAGCAGGCAGCAGCACCCGCCAAAAAAACCACCACTATGCACCCCACCATTGAAAATGGTGACCCATTGAAACCACCACTATAAACCAAGCGCAGCTTTCCCCTGTGAGCATAAAAAAAAGCCACCTTTCGGTGGCTTTTAGTTTAGATTAATCCATCATCTGCCATGGAATAGTACCCGTATCCAGTAACTATTACATGGTCTAAAAGGTTAATGTCGAGTAGGTCTAGGATTTGCTTCAGCCGTTTGGTCAGACTAATATCTTGAGGGCTGGCTTTCTTCTGGCCAGATGGATGATTATGTGCCAGAATTACTGAACTACAATTCGATAATATTACTGCTTGAAGTATCAGCCGCGGATCAGCAACTGTCGCTGTCAAGCCACCACTACCTACTCTAAATGTCCCAAGTATCTCATTGGCTCTATTCATTAGAAGTACATGAAACTCTTCATAATGGTGCAGACAATCTGCGAAGAGTGGTTCTAGATACTTGTAGCATTCACGGCTCGATCCTAGTTTCGGCGGCAGAGTATTCTCTACATCACGTACGTAGGACAGTTTCACTGTGGGGAAGTCGTATCGCTGTGCTCCAGCCTGGCCGGCGCGTTCAGCATTGGTCATTTGATTCATGCGTTCTGCATTTGAGCAGACTCACATTGGCGTTGAGGGCCACTTAGCCATGGAGGAGCGGAATAAATGAAGTGCTGTGCACCGGGTGGTGTTTATGCCGAACTCCATGGCGGTGTGGTAATCAATCGCCTAACTTTCGTATCAACTGTGAACCATCCACTAATTATCAACTATTCATTCAAATCAAAATTGACTTTAGGCAAACGATTCATTATTTCCACCGTTTGAACACTTACATTGATGATACTCAACAGTAAATCCAAAATATATCTCGGGTTTCCAACTTCTTTCGCCCAATCATTCGGGTCGTTTATTATGCCGATTTCTTTGTGAGTGGTAACCTGGTAGCGTTCCATTATCCATTCAATGGCAGATTTGCCATTGACCACATATTCGTAAGCCTTTGCAGGTATGTTACTCACGGTTATTTTACTGTTGTAATGAATGGCGGCTTTTTGGTCTTTCTTTGGGAAACGCATTTTTTCTACTATATATGTTTTGCCATCGTCTCCGCTTACGGTAACATCAAGTGCAGGACCAACACTTTCATAATTCAAATGGATTTCGGCCAATTGGCGACCTGCTTGGCTGTATACCCAGAAATCTTTTACGTTTTCTACCAATGGTATTCGGGGCAGCATTTTCTTCAAATCATTGGCAAAGGTTTCTCTATACTCTTTGCTGTGCAAAAAGCCATACACATAGTAAAAAATATCTTCTTTGGTTACGCTTTTGCCATATTGCTGTATGGCTCTTTCTAAAATAAAATCACTGATGGCATCTCTGCGAACATATTTCTGACGGTCAGCGGTATCAAACAACCCTTTTTGATTGGTGTTGTTTTCTTCGTAGTAGTACAGCGGGAAGCATTGACCATTAAACTGCATTTGACGGTCTGGAATACAATCTGTAATGAGACAACTAAAATCTTTAGTGCCTCCGGATCCAGAAATGCAAATAAGTAAGTTATTTAAATTAGAAATTGGTAGAATTGATGGTAGTTGGTATCTGCTCCAGTTTAGGTTTTTATTGAAATACAAATTTTGTTTAAAAAATGGACGATATAAACCTATTCGCAGACATTCCTTGTCAAAATCAATACGTTTGCCCTTTATTGCGTCATCCATTAAGCCCTGGTCCCATTTTATTTTGGTCGGGTCTTTCGATACAATATCTTCTAATCTTGCCTTTGGATTTTGTTGCGCTACTGATTTGAATTTAACAACTTCAAGATTATAAAACTCAATCATTTCTTTAATTCGAGATATAAGATTTGTCTTTGAAAATGAATAAACCCAAGCTTCTCTATTTGTAATTACACCAGCAGTATATCGTCGAAAAACTACAGATTTGTTTTCTTTTTTATCACCTAAAACTAAATAATTTTCAAAAGAGCTATTTCGCATACTTATCCAATCACCTGACTCGTTTGGATGCAAAGTGCTTAGTGCCAATTGTGTATTGCCAAAAGTTTTAAATTCATTTACCAACTTGAGTTTTTGTTCCCGGTCTAAATAATCACCAATGTCGTGGTAATAAATTGAGGCTTTCTCTGTATTTATATTCGGATTTTTCACCAATAAAGTGATGGCAATAGGTGTACGACTTCCGCTGCCGAAAATTTTACCGCCTTCTTTTCGGCTCAATTCTCCACTGGTGCGTTGGTTGCCTCTTAAATTAAAGACATAAATGGATGAAAATTCTTTTTCTATGGATTTGCGGAAACCATCTGTAGCTTGACCATCAATCCATGAACCGTTTGAGACAAAACATATAATACCTCCTGTTTTATCCAAGCGATCAGTGCTCCAGCGAAAGGCTTTGATATAAGCATCATAAACTGCCCTCTTCATTGCCTGAGTACCGGCAGCATAAGTGCTCTCAATCCTTGAATCTAATTTCGGGTAGGTTTGATTTTGAGCATTGTCGTGGAAATCTTTTTGACCAACAGAATATGGCGGATTACCAATAATTACTCGCAATGGAGCTTTTTGCTGCCGTTGTACTCGTTCGGAGTTTTGCGGAAACATTTCAGAAAACAATTTTTCAGCATCCTCGCTTTCAGCCAATTGAAAGGTATCGGTGAGTACAATACCATCAAAAGGCGTGTAATTAGCTTTGCCTACGCCATCATTGGGGTCGGGAGTAGCATCGTGGTAAGCGTTTTCAATGTTAATTGCGGCAATGTAATACGCTAGCAATACAATTTCGTTAGCGTGGAGCTCGTGTTTGTATTTGCGTTCCAAATCTTTTACGTCAATCAATCCGCTTTGCAGCAAACGCACCATAAATGTTCCTGTACCTGTAAATGGGTCAAGTATGTGAATGTTTTCATCAGAAATAGTGCGATCAAATTCTTTTTTCAGAATGTCGTTTACAGAATGAATGATAAAATCTACCACTTCGACAGGCGTGTAGACAATACCCAACTTCTCAACCATTTTAGGGAAAGCAGTTTTGAAAAACTTATCATACAATTCAATTATGATGCGTTGTTTTCCTTCTGAATTGTCAATTCCCTCAGCACGTTTACGTACAGAATCGTAGAATCGTTGCAGGGTTTCGTCTTGTTCAGCAAGGTTGCTTCCTTCTTCTAACGATTCAATCATACTCTGCATAGCCATTGAAACCGCATTAGATTTTACAAAGGAGTATCCCTCAAACAAAGCATCAAAAATTGGCTGCGTTATAATGTGTTGAGCCAACATTTCGATGGCTTGTTCTTCGTTTATGCTTGGGTTGATGTTCTTTTGTAAGCCGCTGAGAAATTTATCGAAAGCAGCACGTTGGTCTTTCTTTTCGTTAATAAGATATTTGATGCGTTCTATTTGGCGCTCAGCAATTTGCGCAACATCTTTGGCCCATTGCTCCCAATACCTACGGTCACCTACCTTTTGTACCATTCGGGCAAATACTACATCTTGTAATTGCTCAAATTGAATTGCTATTTGCCTCCCGATTTCTTTGCTCGGATCAGTTCCTTCATAGCCGTCACGGCTTTTTTCTATTGGGCTCCCATCTCCATCAAATCCATATTCAGAACCGCCAACAATGATTTGATTTGGGCGTTTTTTGTTGAATTCAATTTTATTTACTGTGGCATTAAAGCGATCGTCATGAGCACGTAAAGCGTTCAACACCGTCCAAACTACTTTATAGCGTTCGTTATCATCTAAAGCATGTTCAGGTTCAACATCGGCAGGAACAACGACGGGAATAATAATGTATCCATACTTCTTGCCTTCTGATTTACGCATTACTCGACCTACTGATTGCACAACATCAACCTGAGAATTGCGAGCAGAGAGAAAAAGTACTGAATCTAAAGAGGGTACATCAACACCCTCACTTAACACACGAACGTTTGTAATAATTCTACATTCATTTCCTGGAGTTTCTTCCTTAAGCCAGCTGAGCATTTGGTCACGTTGCGGAGCTGCCATTGTTCCGTCCATGTGCATTGCTTGGACCGTAACCATGCTTTTCTTCTTTTCTTCAGGAAGTGACTCCAAATAATTTTCTGAAGCTAAATTGTAACTAGCAGCAATGTTTGTAGAGTTAGCTATACTCCCACAAAATGCAACAGCCCGTTTCATTGGACTTTCATCTCCTTCTACTTTAATAGATTCATTTCCTAAGAATTGTTTTGACAGGGCATTAACTGTACCGATCAATTTTGTGAGGTCATCGGTTTTAATTTCCGCCTCACCATTAGTGATCATTTTTTGTACTGCGGTTGGCACATCTTTGTCATTCAATGTGAGAATGATAACCTTGTAATCAGTGAGCAAACCTCGTTCAACAGCTTCTCCAAAACCAATGCGATGAATTTCTTTTCCAAAAATTGCTTCATTGTCCATTGACCAAAGAGGCACATCATTTTTGGCTGCTTTAGATTGAGCTTCTACATCATACAACCGAGGTGTAGCGGTCATGTACAATCGCTTCTTTGCTTTGATAAATTCTGCATCGTGAACTTTTACAAAGGCAGAATCATCCATGCCTGGCTCAGTATAACCAGTAGTACGGTGTGCTTCATCGCAAATAATCAAATCAAACTCAGGGAAACCATTTTTTAACAGCACTTTTTGTGCACTCGCGATCACCTCAATTGATTGGTAGGTGGAAAACACAACCGTCATTCCGTTGTTTACGCTTTTATAATGCTGGAATTGCTTCAGAATATAAGCTGAATCCGTTGAAGCAGGCCAAGCCAAATCAATGGTACTCGCTAAATCTAGGTCTCCTGTAGTTCTGTTTCTTGTAATCTCTGGGTCTGAGCAAATACAAATCGGGTTAATGGGTTCATCGGCTTGCGATGACCATTCTTTTAAGGTCTGCCCGATGAGTGCAATAGAAGGAACAAGAAAAAGAATCGTTCCTTTTCCATTTGTTTGTTTCTCGGCAATTTTTAAAGAGGTCATGGTTTTGCCCGTGCCACAAGCCATAATTAATCGACCTCTTTCATTTTCTTGGAAATAGTCAACAACCTTGTCCCGAACCTCCAACACATGCGGGTAAAGTTTTTTCTTTTCAACTCTTCCATTTTCACCATGTATCCCTTGGTCCAGTTTCTCCCAATCAACAGGAGCATCAATCAAGTTTGTCAGGTTTATTCTAGTGACAGGTGGATTTTGATTTTTAATTGCTTCATACGCATTCGGGCCCCATTTGTTAGTTGTGGAAATCCAAAGACGCTGAGCAAAGCTGGTAGTTCTTAAATTTTCGTCTTTAAATTCTCTACTTGAAGTGGATAGGAAACTATCTACTGCAGGTTTGTCAATGGTTGCCGTGTTTTGGTAGCACTTGCATTGAATTGCCCAATAGTCATTGTCGTGTGTAACAGCAACAAGGTCTATTCCTGTGTCATTTCCACCTAAATCTTTCTTTCCAGGGAATTCACTCCACAACCAGACTTTTTTAAATTGATTAGAGTATTGAGGGTCAGTCAACAAGTAAGCTTGCATTAAGCGCTCAAATCGGTCGCCCTTATCTCTTTCGGAAAAAGATATTCTTCTGTATTTCTCAAGTACTTTATTGAAACTCATTTTGTCTTTTTGTCTGTTTTCAAAGTTAATATTCTCTCTATTGAAGCAGCCCAGAAATGATTTTTTTTGAATCTAGAAGGGATTGTGGGCTATTACGATCATAGTCCTTAGTTCCAAGATGCACTTCAGCCAAGGAGGAACGGAATAAATGGAGGCTTGAAGAGTTTGGAAGTGTTTATGGTGTAGCTCCAAGGTGTTGTGGTAACAGGCTACCGAAATTCGCGACGTGATTCACGTGGTATCCCCAACCTCCGCTTTTATTGCATCAGTGATCGTAGCAAACTACCATGTAGTGCGTAGAGCGCGGTCTGAAAGAGATGCCAAAAACCCATAATGATTTAGAATCTATCTTTGTGATAACTAAATATTTACAATTATGCCTAGTAAAAAAGTTATCCGCTACCGAGATGCCGAGGACGGCCAGTATGTAAAAAAGGAATATGCTGAGAAGTACCCTAAAACCACTGTTAAAGAAACAGATAATGTACCTACTCGAAAGAAAAAAAAGTGATGAATACAGCCTAACTGTCTATTATACGCGGTAAAAATTTCATTTATTAAAAAACTACAACGACATCTATATGGAAACATTCAACCCAAACATCAGAACAACAAGGCCGGACTGGTTAACCCTTCAAGCACAGTATCTAGTTCAAAATGCTCTAAGATTGAATAATGCTTCGTTTTTGATTTATGCTTGTCTTGAAGCAAGACTAGCACTTGAAAAATCAGACCTTGACATAGTTTTGGTTTCTATTCCCGCGGAAAGTAGAGATGAAATTATTGAACTATCCAAAACAAAAAATGGAATTGATAAGCAAGGAAGGAAAATAGGAGCTCTAAAAGAACGATATCAACTCTTCGTTACAACCTTATTTGAAGCTATAGAAGTTAAAGCGAATCTATACGATTTCAAAAGGTCTAAAGAGTTACAGAACGAACTGAGTTATTTTATTCATTCTTATCATTTCTTCTATCCTGAAATGACAGCAGATTTTGACGTACTATCACCAATACCACAGCTGGTGCAGGACACTGAAGACTTTTTGAGAAGCTCTTTTAAAGTCGAAGGAGAAGGACATGCTGTAAAAGGAATTGAGATAGCAAGCCTTCCAGCAGAAGACTTCGCGCTTTTACAAGAATGGAAAGACAATACAAAAATGACAAGAGAAGAGCTTCTTGAGAAACTTATAACCAACAGAGATAATCGTCGAAAAATTAAAAAGAGCCAGCATTAGCCGGCTCTCTCTTCTTAGATAAGGATTTACTGCCCGACCTTGGTTGAAAGGTAAGCCGTGTGTGTCCGTCCGAATTTGTCTACTGCGCGCTCTACCAAAGCGAATTTCAGGTATTTCTTGCCTTCGTATTCAAAGATGAAGGGTTCTGCAGCTGTGATGTCGATTACTACATCAACTCCGTTTTCAATTTTCTCGATATTCCGGCCGTGGCCGATGAAGTTTTTTACCCATTTTGAGGTTAGCGGATTTGATTTTTTGGACTTGCTCATGACTGTAAGTTTTTGTGGTTAATGAATTTTACGCACAGGTAACTTCAACACCAGGAGAGTACCTGACAAGGTTCCGTGGAATACCGGAAAGCATTGAGGATATGCCGCGAAAGACCTTGCAGGCCGTAGGGCATACTAAACGGTGGAGAATACCTTCGTGCCCTAAAATCTCATGCCAACCGCGCAAAACTCAGTCCGATGTGCAAGTGATCTATCCCAAAACCTGAAGGAAAAAACTATCAGCCATGCACGCCTACTTCATGAAACGAGGATGAAGTATCTCGATCTAGCATAGCTAGGTCTTCTTCCCTGCATACGAAATATTTGAAGGCATCACTGAAATTCGTAGAAGAGCGTGGGAGCTTGGCATCGGGCATACTTTCAGACGACTTATCCTTTTTCAGTCGACCGCGTGAGTCCTGGGTGAGTGGGGCCATCTCGAGACTGGCTTTGAGTTCGGGGCAATTGTACTCGTCGATTTCGATTTTACAGAATCGTTCGTCGCGGCCTTCCATCATGATTTTCATCAACCGGTACTCTTCATCGTGATGAATGTTGCCTTGGCCGTAGTTCATGATTTCAACTACCCAGCCGGTGTTTGCTCCGGTGATATCCTTTTCAATGTCATGCTTCAGCTGACTGGCAACATCGGCATTTATATCCTTGTAATTAAAGGTGGCTCTATCTACCCAGAGCTTGAGCACCTTTACCCGGTGCGGCTTAAAAAAAGCAATAAAATCATCTGCCAGCTCCCGAATATGACTTGGGGGCAACTGATAAAAGTTTTTGAGTGCTCGCCGGATCCGGCCATGGGTCTGACCAACTACCAGGGATACCATGCGGCCGTGGTCATAGCCGGCCTCCAGTGGCTGATCAGCTCGAAGGTATTTCAGGCTGTTGCTGTCGATATTGGAGTAGCCGATATCATCCAGCAATTTGTAGTCAAACCCATCTATAAAGAAATTTTTAGCGCTCAGGTTCGGATAAAACATAGCACCCTTTTCAAGTTGGGGTTTGAAGGAGAGTATCGCGCTTTTAAGCTCCTCACGGCCTAAACTTTCGTATTGGGCAGTCAGGTACTCCATGCCCAGACGTTCGATATTTACAAGTGTACTGGCAATTAAAAACATGGTGCTCCCCTCCCGTATCATGGCCATATCCTGTTGCCAGCGATTGAGCTGCCTCTGCAGGTTTTTGATTCGTTTTCCTTCAGCTCCCGATTGAATGAGGTCGAACAACTCGAGCTCGAGATCCTGGGCAACAAAAGCAGCTTCAGCAATCATCTTGATTTGCTGCTTATTCATGCGTGGTTCCATTTCCAGTATCCAGTCATCTTCCCTACCTGAATGCAGGTTAGGCATATCGGTGGTGAAGGTCTGTCCACCAAAGTAGTGTGACGGATAAAAGTGTTTGTCTCCCCGGATCGCTGGCAGCGCCTTGCGTATACGATCTTTCTTCATGTACTTGGCCTCGTCGCCAAACATGTGAGAAAACGAGTCACCGGCATTGATAGATGGCCGGTCAAGACTTTTAAAAATGAAACTGCAGCCGTTCCTGAAATGCAAAGTGTGCTTGAACATCTGCGCCCGGAAAATAGGTTTTACCCAGGCGGAATCAGGCTCGTTACCTTTCACAAAATCACGGCCTTCATGTATCCCCTGCAGCTCCCAGCCGGCCACGAGTTGGGGTAAAATGTTGGTCTGCAGGTTGACGTAAGTATCTGCAGTCAGGGCAAACTTTGCCCTGGGCATCGACCGAACAATATCAAGGGTTCGGGTTGCCAGAATATCCATGGATTTGGAGGTGGCACGACCGGCCACGACATACAGATTTTGGGGTTTTACCAGCTGTATGGCCGCGTTCACCTTGGTGGTGTACACATACCGGTATTTTGGGTTATTCCTCATGCTCAAAGCCTGTGAGTGGTTCTTCCGGAACAGCGTCGCGGGTTACGCGCTCTTCCTCTCCTTTTGTCAAGCCCCAGTCTTTCATTTGTCGCTTGAGGGTTTGGACATTGGTTTTTGATTTTAGTCCGAGCACCTTAGGATCGGGTGTAAAAATGATTGGCCTGGAATCGTTTCGAAGTGGGTCAAGCTCACCTTCTGGTTCCTCCGGAATATCGAGCTGAAGTATTTCTGCTTGAGTCTGAATGATACGCCTGGCGTTCTCGAGTTCGTCGCGTTCAAGTGCCAGGATAAATAGCGTATCAAGTCTGCTAGAGAGCAGCGACCGCAAAGCCTTTTTTTTCAGCTTCAGGTCAGTGTAAAAAAAGTTGATGGCATCAACGTAAATCTGCCTGCAGCTGACAATCGAAAGCGTCGGATAAGCTACCCGGAGCATCCTCATGATTTCATCTTGGGAACGGTATTTCTCGAGTGCCTGGCGAACGGTGGCCAGCTGATCGATATAGGTTCTGAGTCCTGAATCGAGCAACTTTTCATCACCGGTGGCAATGTACTTTTCAAGCCGGGCGTAGGGTATCTGCTCGAGCTTAACGGCCCAGGAGCTGTCGCTTGCGTTCTTCATACCGTTGTGTTTTGAGGATTTTATCGAATTGCTGCGCGGCCGTTATGTTGCCCCCTTCAGCTGATGTCTTCATGGCCAGATCTATGGCCGCCTGTGCCTTCTCTGAGCCCAGGGCAAAGCGGAATGCCACTTCACTCCCATCTGTCGCCACGGCCTCTTTAAAGTGGTCATAGCTGAGCTCCATGATACGTGCTATGCTCCGTATGCTCCGGCCAATGGATGCCAGGTCTTCAATCTGCTTCAGCTGGTCTATTGTCAAATCCATCTTCGATACATTTTAACCGAAAATCATATAATCCCCGGCTGTTAAATACTGCGTACTGCTCGAATTGAGCGTTTTTGGCAAAGTTGCCCGAGCCTTCGACAACAAGCCAGCTCCACTCAGTTTTAGCCAGGAGAATTTTTGAATGGTTCCAGGCATAACGGACTTCAAGATTGGAGCGAGCGAGAATCAAGGAATCAAGCAGATCGGTTACCCGTGGTAACCGGCTGCGAATGGAGTCCGATATAAATAAGCGAACCTGCTGAACTCTGCCTTCATCCATCAGCTGGCAGATGGCATTCAAAACATCGATGCTTACTGAATAACTGGTGATGATGAGCTCCTGAATCACCCCTTCGTGTTCAATGATGTAAGGGATAAAGGTGAAGGCGTTGAACGAGCGGTTTGTCCATAAAAAAAGACCTTCATCCCAATTTGGCAGCTTACCTGCCAACTCCTTCAGCTTTCCGATTTTCTGGTGGTGGAAAGCCAGGAACTGAGCAGTAAGTGCGGCATCCCTGCCGGGTATATCAGCAGGGATGCCTTTACTGGGTTGAAGGTCCGCAAAGTCGAAGAGCATGCACTACTTGCCAGCTTGCTGTTTGAGTGCTTCGATGCGTCCTTCAACGGCTTTCAGGCGGTCTTGCTTCTCATCAAAAATGAGCTGCCAGCCTTGAATTTTCTCAGGATCCGCTTTTTCGCCTTTTTCGTTCTCTTTGGCGATCATAGTGCGGTAACGAGAAACCGACTTTTGAAGGTTGGAGCGTTCGTTGGCCAGATCAAGCGGGCTCATTGCCTCTACCTGCAGGCGGTTGATTTCAGCACGAACATCCGGGTGAGTGCCGAGCAGCTCTTGCTTTTCTTTGTAGTGGTTCAGCTCTGCCCAAATAACCTGATTTTCGAGGTAGTTATCGAGCACGGCAAGCGTGGCCTCCTGCTCTGCTTTAAAGCTCTCTGCGGAAAAAAGGTCTTCATGTGCGAACCGGAAAGCATCGTATGCTTCCAGCATTTTACCTACCAGGCTTTTGAGCACTGCTGGGCATTCGCGTTCTGCCAGGAATGGAAATTCCTGACGGAGTTTCATGCCCTGGATAATGGGCTGTGGCAACTCAGCTACGACGACGGATGTAGGAGTGTCAGTTGCCGGATCTGCTCCTCCTTCACTGCCTAAAGCTTTAGTTCCGGTACCGGCTTCACCAGTGGCCGGGTTTGTTTCCGTTTTAGCCGGATCAACTGTAGCTGCAGCTGCTTCATCTACCGGTCGGGTGGATAGCGGCTGATTGAGGTAATTCATCATCACCTGAGTTGAAATTCCAGCCAGATCTGCTAGGTAATCGTTGAGCTGGCCTTGAAGTACCTTTGAAGGATTGCCGGTGGCCAGTGCGTGGTTCAATTGATTTTTGAAAGCGTTGTTCGTTCCGTTCTGCTGATAGAGCCTGGCTCCATTCTCGAATTTCCGGTCGTGGCGAAAAAACGACAGCACCTGTTCTTTAATTGATTTCATGGGAAGAAGTTTAACCAAAGGTGCGAACGCACTAAAAGAGCGGAAAGGACAAAAAAAACCCACACTTCACAGCGTGGGTTTTCCAGTTAAACAGTATGAAAACAATCGGATCAACTCCGGCTTTGTTCGATGAATACAAAGCTGCTCTCCCCTGACTTGAACGCCCGGAAGGTAATTTGAGCGCCATCGATCAAACTGAACGAGGTGCCATCCTTCAGAATGATAGTCGCGGATGCTGCAATGGAAGTTGGGTGTGCTCCGCTATTACCCACCAGACTGTAGGTTTTGCCGTGGGCTGCCCCGGTTAAACCAGTGAGCGCTGTGGCTACGGTATTTACACCAGTACGATAACGACCGGTACCAGCGGCTACACTGATGGTGGTAGCGTCAGCCGATGCTGTGGCCACAAAGCCTTCTTTGGTGATGGCTCCACGATAGATGGCAGCTACATCACCGGCCACTGGTGCTTCGAAGGTGAACTTATTGCTGGTTTCAGTGCCGTTCATGGTTTTTTCGCGTTTGATACGCAAACCATTGCAGCAGTCCCCAAGCAGTTCATTTTCTCCAGAACAGCGCTCAATGATTAGACCCAAGTTTTCGTGCCGATTGGCTTTGTACCATTCCTGCACTTCAAGGTAACTGCCTGGGTGAACGAGCATGAGCGAGGTCTTGTCGGCCTCCTGATCAGCGTTGCCTTCGGTGGTTTCTTTGAGCTCGATGGTGCTTTGTGTACCGTACAATTCAGCCATGAATGTTCCAGGCTTCATGATGATATCGGCTTCTACCAGCACACCATTTTCATCACGTACCGGCTTAACCAAAACATCAGACCATCGGAAAACGTGGGCGACATCTTTTATGCCGGCCGGACCACCTTGGCGAAGTGCCCCTATGCCCTTGGGCAGGCTTACCATCATACCCATACCGAGTTGAACTCCGGGATTGTTGACTGAAAGCGTAATGTGCTCGACTACGGCTGTCAAATCAGGCAACGGAAATCCGATGCCGTCGATGGCCAGCGAGCTGAGGATGACGACCAGTAATGTCGCCAGGATGTTTGAGAGTTTGAAAAAGCTTTTCATTTGAATTTCTCCTTTTTGAGTAGTTGAATAAAGAAGGGAGCCGGCCGAAACCGGCTCCCGACTGATTATGCGCTGCGGCGGATTTCGTAGAACTTACCGTCGACTGCGGATTTCTCAACCTCAATCCATACGCCCACATTAAGCGTGATGTTAGCGGTGAGCACAAAGTCGCCACTGTTCGCGATGGTGGTCGCGTTGGAAGCGCTGCCGCCCTGGATTTTGTACACTACCCCGGCCACCGCGTTGGTGATGTCGGTGATGGCAGTAGCCCCAGCGTTGGCAGAAGTGATGAAGTAGTTACCTAGGTCTGCATCCGGAGCGGTGGCACCAGCAGCAAGCAATACAGCACCGGCTGTTGCGGCATCGATGCGCTGTAGTTCTATGAACTTACCGTCAGAGCGTTTTTTGAGCACGAGGATATCACCGGCATTTGGCGACCATGCAGCACTGATTAAACTAAAGTTGCCTGATTTTGCAATGGTGATATCGCCAGATACACCACATTTGATGCGGATCTCCTGACCGATGGCGGCATCATCAAAATTGGTGATGGCGACTGGAGCTGTGTTGGCCACGCTCAACAACGAGCTGTGATCTTTCACCGAAGGCGTAGCATCGTCTTTGGCCATCTGCACGAAATAGTTTGGATCAAAGTCGAGTTCATTACACCAGATGGCTTGTTCCATATAATCGCGTGCTGCGATTTCCTCGGCATTGGCAGCTTTGCGGCCTGCGAGGTGGAACATGAAACCTTCTTTCCAAACGCTGTTGGCTTCGATGCTTTTGATTTTTGTAACCATACGCATGCCATTGAAGGCCTCCATCGGCTTGTTCTCCAAACGAGCCATGTTACCAGGCATAGTAAGGAAAATACGCATACGACCGGTCGAATAAGGAATCTCCTTAATCTGCACGTTTGGATAGCCATCCACGTAATTGATGTCTGTCCGATTTGGACGGGCGGCACCATAGCGAGAGTTCAAAGCGTCGTTGTATTTACGCGAGAAACCAGAAGGCACCCACAATACCGTGGAGAGTGCATCACGATAAATCTGAGGCACGGTTTCAACGAGCTGAACAAACTTCTGGTCGATGTTCGAGTCCGTGATCAGGCCGAGAGTTGTTACCCGGATTTTGAACTGGCTGATTTTCTCATTCAATACGCTGTAGATACCATCAGCGGCATTGATTGCAGCACCGGCAACACCATTAACAGGGGCTTTATAGCGACCACTGGCAGTACGTTGGTCGATTTCCATGATCATCTTTTTGACCATGTGTTGCGCCAGAAATGCCACAAACGAAAGTTTGATTGGGGAGCTGTCACTGGCTGCTCCGGTAATCATTCCGATCCAGTTGCGCTCAAGCTCCTTCAGGTTTTTGAATTCGTAAGCGATTTCAACGTCCTTCACTTCCTGCGTTTCGGGCTGGAAGCTGAATGCGCCTTTAGCTACAAACTCTGCCTGGTAGGCTTGGGTAAGCTCATCCAGGAACAAGTTAAAGCCAACGGCTTTGTCGCTGATTCCACTGATTTTATCAATGAGGCCGTCAAACTGCGATTTGATGTATGGAAGGGTTTTGATTTCCGTGCGGATCAGCTTCCAATACTTATCAAAGTCAGTGGCCAATTGAGAGTAATCAATGCTGGCATCTGGAATAGCCAGTGAAATACCTTTCTCTGCCAAAAGCGCAGCATGAGCTTTCATGTTCCAAATCCGGTTTTCACCGATTGCCATGAAGTCATGACCAGTGGCATTGAACAGGTGGGTGCTCTTATCTGAATGAGAGGCAATCACTGAATTTTCTTTGGCGGCACCAGGAATAACCTTGAGCACGTTTGCTTCAGTCACTGGCTCCTCTGATAAGGCTTCGATTTGACGATCCTTCTCTTGGTTGGATGCGTTAAGCTGATCGATGGCAGCTTGAAGGTCATTCATTTTGGCCTTCAGCTCTTTTTTGCTGTCGTCAGTGTCTTTTTCCTCAGCTGCGAGATAGGCAGCAGTTGCAGTTTCAAAGGTTTTGAGAAACCCTTCACTGAAGGCTTCTTTTACCTTTTTACGGTCGTCTTCCGATAAATTGAGAGCCTTGCCCTCAATCGGAAGAGAGTCCCAGCCAAAAAATGTGAGCACAGCTTGGCGGGCTTGTTGGTACTTTTCTTTAAAAGTCATGATTATGAATTGAGTTGAATTGTGTGACGAAATCTTGGGCTATGGCCTTGTTTTTGTAGATTTTGGATAGCTCGAGAGCTGTTTTTACGGCCATGTCCATGGTGCCGATGCTATCCACCAGACCGTATTTGAGGGCATCCTGACCGCCAAAAGTTTTACCGGCAATAATGCCTTCCACTTCCAGATTGAGCTGCGGCCGCTGTGCTTTTACTGCCTCCTGGAACTGGATGGCCAGAGGGTTAAGCAAATTCAGTTTGAGAGGCCCATAATTGTCATTGCCGGCTTCCCGGAATTCGATGTTCTTATGGGTGGACTGGTCTGCGTAAACCGTGCGCATGGTTATTCCACGGGCTTTTAAGGCTTCGGCATAATCCGGCCAGCTCACCATTACGCCAATGGAGCCTACCATAGCACTGATGTCGTTCTGCAGCATCATGTGGTCGGTATAAATTCCAGCGTAGTAAGCTGCGCTGCACATTACATCGGCATGGATCAATACTGGTTTAGTGCGTTTTTGAAGAGCAGCTTTCCAGATCGGCACAGAGCTGACGGCTCCCCCTCCAGAATCCATGTCAAGGATAACTGCTGCGATTTTTGGTGAGGCGTAAGCCATCTCCATTACATGGGTAAGCTCGTCGGCTCCCCAGGCACAATAAGTACCATACTTCAGCATGGTACCTTTTACCGGAACTACGGCAACGGAGTCTTCCGGAAAATCTTTGAATGGATCTTCGAGTTGACCGTTTTCACCGTAAACTGCACGTATGGCATTTACAAGCTGGCCAGATGCATTGAAGGCCATTAATTGAACATCCTCGCGCTTTTCGAGGGTTTTGCCATCAATCAGTTGGAGGATGGTCGGGAGCAGCTGTTGAGCCATTTCCGGCATATACATCCACTCTGAGCGTAATTCGAGAAGTAGTGTGTGGTTGGCTCTGGGCATATCGGAAGGTTTTCCGATACAAAGGAGCAGGAAGAAAAAGGTAGGCTAAAGGACGAAAAAACGGCTATTTAGCGTCTTTTCGGGTGAAATTCAAGGTATATCCTTTTGCCTGCAGACTGAATGATGCCGTAACCAGCCAAGGGTTTAAGGGATTGCCCACTACAAACGGATCCATGCCGTAGTACTTCAGCCGGAGCACCTTATGCCCTTGTATGAGTGCGGTCATATCCGGCCGATCGCCGCCAGGATAAAACAGCTGCAGCTGCTGCTCCCCCAAAGCACCTTGTTCTGTTCTATTTACAGCATCGGCAAATTGACCGGTACCACCGGCAAAATAAACCGGCTCCCAGTTTTCGGTGCCGGTGAAGGCAAGCACCTTCTGCAGCCTCCCTGAAACGGTTTGATACTGGTAGCTAAAAAGTGAAGCATCTGCGATTTCGACGCTTTCAAGTAAGGGGCTAATGTGCTGTAATTTTTCCACTGACAATTGTAGGACGGCTATGCCCTTTTGGTGACAAATTATTTCGATAAAAGTATTTCAGGTCTGGAATGCTTTTTAACCGGCAACCTCGAAACCAGATTTTCGAAGGTGCCCATATCGGACTTGCTTTTTTCATACCGCTGGTACCGCTTGCGCATGGCTTCATGAGTGATATCCTCTTCCATCAAAATTCCACGATCATGCAGGTAGTAGCCTATCAGGGCATTTACTTCCAGATGCATGCGATACTTTCCGAAATCCATAAATTGAAAAAAGTCGGCATTAAAGTAGATCTGATCGAGCTTATTGGCCAATATTTCGGCATTCTCGGCAGAGATATGGTTGAATACCCGTGTATCGAGATTCCGAAAGCGCCCTATCTCCAGGGTAATGTACTGGCCTACGATAACCGGTACGGTTGCAGAGCTGAAAGGTTCGAGTAAGTGGGCCACGTCGTAAAAGAGTGGATGCGTTTGGCGGACTATCCGGATGGGATCGTTGTAGCGTTTGACGATGTATTTATACAGGTGTGGTTTTACCGGGATACGAAGCTTTAGCATACCATAAAATTACGCCAATTCAGTGACTGATAACAAAGGTGGCGCAGGCATTTTTCCCCGAAAAGGACGATTGACCAAAGGTCTGAGTAAAATGCCTAGTGGCTTAATCACGCGAAATTTCTGTAATTCTGTAACCGAGCCAAAAACAGCGAATAAAGCCCAAAAACGCACTTTTTTGGGATACAAACCGCTTCAAAATTTTGTAACCGGCTACAGCCATTTTTGTAACCGGATTTTTGGTTACAGAATTTTTGTAACCGAGGCCGAAGGGTTACAGTTTCGGAAAGTGACTTTGTAACCAAAAAAGCCCAGCCCCTTTTATTATAGACCTCTTTTCTACTCTGTTCTTCTTAAAGGTTACAGAGTTACAAAATATTATAGGAATTTAGGGGAAAGGGTTTGGAAGAAATCCGGCAGCCCGGTGGGGAGGTTGGTTTGGCCTGGCTCCGCCAGTTTTGTTTAAGGTATTTCGATAATGAATGGGCGCATCGAAATCCCCGTAACCTGGACACAAAAAAACCGGCAAACTGTAGCTTGAATACAGTCTGCCGGCAGCGCTAGAAATAAGCACCCTTATTAGAACAATGTAGCCTGGACATACTGCTGTCTGGCAGCTACAGGCATATCAGCTATGCTCTTTTTGTAGCTCCTGGCTGAAAGTGATTCATCGGCCGGGTGTGTGGTAATGTAAGGCAGCTTGGTGAGCACACAGCGGTGAACTGCAAAGGAGCCGTAATGATCCAGAGTTATTGTGTTCATCCAGTGGATCTCTGCCCGGAGTGAATTCATGGCCATGTTAAAGACAGTCATTTTGACGCATGTCAGATCCACGTCATTGCCATAGAATAGTTGGTTGCGGTTAATCTTGGCGGCTGCCAGTAACGTCCTGCCACTTCCACAGGCTGGGTCGCAAACTGTACTTTCGTCTGCGACATCAGCCGGTATAGTCATCGTGGCCATCATGCTGGCCAGCGACATTGGCGTGAAGAACTGGCCGTTTTTGCCGAAGGAGAGAAACTCCATGAAGATATCACCCAGTGGCTCCTGGTAGTCTTCCATGGCTTCTCCCAGATTCAGGAGTATATCCTTCAGTAGCTCCTGCTCGTCGGGTTTGTAGGAGCCAGTGGCAAATGGATTGCGAGCGAACTTGCCGGCATCGTTCACAATGAGCTTGTATAGTCCTAAATCGATTAAATCGGTGAATACATCACGTATGCCTCGTGATTGTGCTAGCCTGGACAAGTTGCTGTTGATGGATTTGAGATGCTGATTCATAGCTGATTTTTTGTTTGCAGCTATGCGCCCGATCAGCATTCAATAAGCCTGGAGGAATTGGAATACCGGAGCGTAGTGAGGATATGCCGAGAAAATCAAGGTATTTGAATGCTCGGGCAGCTTTGCAAATTGAAAAATCAGAAGCATGGCAAATCTCAATCTACCACTTACCTTAGACCGACATTTAAATGTTGAAAAGGTAGAATAATCGAAGAAATTTATTCTTAAACACATGAAGGACTCAATAAATCAATCAGAAAGTAGGTTTGTGAAAGCGAAGAGTGAACATGCCAGCACGGATGAAAACGGCAAATACCAATTAGTATATTCCTACTTCGGCCTAGCAATATATTATGGACAATGTATTGAAGAAACGTTTTCAATTATGCTTTGGACCGACCAATTATTCAAAAAAAATCCGAAAACTAATAAGGAAGTTAATGACTTAATTGATGCGATTGAGAACTCAAAAAAGACAATGGGCAACTTCATCAATGAGGTTAATCAGAATTACAAATTAGACCCATCAATAGTTGATCAACTTGCAGTTATTCTTGAAAAGAGAAATTACTTAGTTCATAAATATTTCAAACATCATATATCCAAGTTTCATTCAGAAGTTGGACAACTTGAAATGATTCAATATTTCTGCGAGTTTATTGATGAATCGACTGCACTTGACAAGAAATTAAATGATTATTACAAAAATTATACTGATAGATTAGGACTAACGGACGAGAAACTGGAAGAAATTCTTATCCAACTTAAGACAGATGAACTAAATCGAGTTAAAAAAGAAGAAAAAGTACCGGATACCAATTGATTTACGTTCAAAAGACAATCACTTGTGGATCTACTTTGAGTTAATTCTCCTCTTCTGGCAAAGGAGATTATGTTTTAACTCTTCATTTAAAATTTAAAAATATAAGCAATGAAACTAGATTTCGAACATGTGGACGCTTCTGTAAAAGTGAGAACCACAGAAATAGAAAAGCTTGTAAAAAGCTTCCTTGATAGTTTTAAAATTCATGAAAAGGAAAATATTACCGTTCATACCGATAATAAGACATTTGCATTTTATATCGAGTGCCATGTTTATGCGGAGGACATATTAACCAAGGGAACCATTGATGTTCCTCTAGATCCAGAAAATCAGCCTGAATATAGAGCTAATCGCGAAGTAGTTGAAGGTAATTCGGCATATCTAAGAATGATTGAAGATGCAAATAGCAGAAGGGTATTCAGTGGTATAATAGCTGAGTTTAACCCAGGATATGAGCCAGAAACTCCATTAAAGATAATTGGAGGACAGCATAGATATTTGGCTATTGAAGCTGCTGCAGATAGAGGAATTTATGAGTATCATGGTTTTAAAATTTATTTTGGCCTAAATACTGAGCAACGATTAGACGTACAATTAATCTCCAATACTAATATTGCTGTTTCCACCGATTTATTGGATAGAATGTTCGAAACGGTTAAGGGGCCTGACTTAAGGTTGTGGTGTCAGAGTTGCGGAATATTAGAACCGGGACAAGATTTTACAGACAAAAAACAACGAGGGAGTCAAATATCAGTCAGAGGAGCACGAACTCTAATCGCTAATTTTATAAACGGTAAGAAAATAGATGATTCATCTTTCGATTCTCAAAAGACGATACCAACCATAGTAGGAACTGGTGGTACAGGTGGAAGTGACGATGAATGGGAAGCTATTAGATTGACACCTGGCTTATGGATTGACCCAGAATTAAAAAGAATGGGTTCAGAGTTCGCTGAGCTTGTTAAAGCTCAAAATGATGCTTTTAAGCACAAACAAAATTTTGAGTTTGCCGAAAAGGCTCAAAGCTATTCTGTAATTGCAGCTTGGGCATACACAGCTGGAATATTATACAAGAACAGTGTACGGCTTCAACGACATTATGATCTTAAAAATACCACTGGCATTGACCCCCTTAATGCAACAGTACTTGCTAAGGGAAGACATAAGACTGATCCTGAAAATTATCGTGGTCTTGGTACAAGAACTGATATCAAGGACCGGGGGCGCTTGGTTGAATTGTTCTTTTTACAAGCGGAAAAAGGCACCGGAATTACGAAAGGCTTGGTTGAGCTTGCTGTTCAAAAATATCATGCTAAAGAAGCTATACTAAAAGTTAAGGAGCTAGAAGATAAATTATTATGACAACATTCGATAGTTTTTCAGCACAGCTGTGGGAGGAAGCAAAACGTTTTTTTGAAAAAGCAAATTTAGATCAGCCAGGGGAAGCACAAAATGCTTATTTGCATTCATCCATACTTCTCGGTATGTCGGCTCTTGAAGCCTATATCAATAGTATTTGTGAAGAGCTGGCAATCAGCCCAAAAATCTCACTTCATGAAAAATCACTTCTAAAAGAAAGAGAGATCGTTTTCGATACTGGTGAGTTTAAGCTCAGTGAAAAGCTTCAGATTTACAGACTGACAGACAGGATTGAGTTTCTCTTCTTCAAGTACAGTTCTGTAAAAATTAATGGAAGCACACATCAATGGTATGCAGATTTGAAAACATCAATTAAACTCAGAAACAGCCTTGTTCATCCAAAAGAGGCAGTTAGGGTTACCGTAAATAACACTCGAATTTTATTGGAGAGCATTAACTCTTGTTTAGATGAAGTATCAAAATGTGTCTACCACAAACAATTTCCCTTTGTAAAGCTTGGCCTTCAATCAAAATATTCATTTTAGTAATTTTTATACTCTGACGAGTTCCAGGGCTTTTAAACGATTTACTATTGTCTTCACACAAACATTAACTATAGCTTCGTTCTGAATATTTACCAAATCAATTGAAACTGGCTTGAGACAAACTTTTCCGTCTAATTCTATTATTTCTGCTCTTCTTCTGAATACCATCCAAACCCTCCCATACTTATCCTTCCACCTCATAGTTTCCTGCATATACAGCTCCACTAACTCCTCATCGGTGAATTTGGCCAACTGCCCGGGTGATAATTTAGAAGGGCAAATCATTGGTAGCCTCCATGGTTAAATCAGTTTTAGTTTGGATGTAGATCATTTCAGTTGCCTTGCTATCTACCTTTCGAATAATCCGTCCCTGGTTGTTCTGCAGTAGTTTCGGATTAAGCATATAGCCATAGAACTGGCACCAGGCAACTAGCTTTTTGATGAAACCCTGCGGACTGAGGGTTTTCATATTTAATTCCTTTTGGCATACTTCAAAAGTCTGGTGGCGCGGTACCAAACTATCGAGCTTATCATTCTCAGGTGAGAAGTAAACATCTGCCCATCCGAGAAAAGCATCGCCCATAATGTTCTTGAGATTGCGCTTCGATACATTTTCGAGCGGCGGATTGATCTTCTCTGGCCACCGCAAATAGAACTGTAGGCACTGAGCAATCAGATTGATTGACTCATTCCACTCCTCTTCACTAAAGTCCTGGAACAAGTTCTTCCGGAACTCTGTGAAGGGTGTTCTTTCATCCGCAAACTCGTCGTTCGGCCCGGTATGGTAGTAGTCGGAGAACACTGTAAAAAGCAGCCTACGGGTTGTACTTTGATCTGGGTTCCGTGGCGGAAAGTTAGACGAAAAGCCAATTTTCGGGGCTTGTTGAAATGGAATGGTGAAGCTCCGGGTGTTCTTCGGGTTGATCGTCCAATCACCGGTGATTTGGGGATAGAAGAAGTTGATGTTCAAATACCGGTCGGCATCATCCACTACCACGAAATCTGTATGTTCGTCGACATTCTCGAGCATGTGTTTGTTTTCGGTGACGCGCGGATCGCGGCCGCTGATCACTTCAACCTTTTGGAAGTATTTCGGGATGTTGATGAATATCGACTTCCCGGATCCACCCTTACTTTCATCTTCATCGGTGAGTTTGCTCTCCAGTGCCCACACCGCCCAAGGGCGTGATGGATCCTTGTACCTGTGCATCATATATCCGAGTGTATAAAGCCGGTTAATGATGTGGTGCTCCTCTTCTTCCCTTTCATCTGCAGTGAGCTCTTTGCGGAGGTAAGTGCTCCCATCAGGGCGCTTCTCTTCCACGCCAGACTCCTGGATCTTCCAGTGCATTCTGCAGGTGTTAATGATGTACTTCAGTAGCAACGGCCGTTTGTCTTCTTCAACCAGGTTCAAGGTGAACTTGCCGGTATTTTCATCGAAACCGATATCGAAAAACGGCTCGAGTTTTTCGACTCGAAACTTGAGGACTTTTTCCTCCCACATATACCGGTCAAAGGTGCCATTTTTGAGCACTTCGATACTGTCTGTGGTTACCTTCCAGGTTACGTTTTGGAAGAACATAAACTGGCTTTCTTTCTCTGAATAAGTGAAATCAAGCTCGGTGGTTGGCAGGTTCATGAGGGATGTTTCGTTCATCCTGGCTGACCGAAGGAAGGCATTCCGAAGGGAAATATCACCTGCGTTACGATCGGCCAGAAAGCCGTTTACGAAATCCCGGATTTGTTGGGTTCGAACAGAATCAACCATGTTGCCGGTAATCTTGATGTAGAAATCCTCGTCGTTCTTATTCATTGTCCGGAGGCGGTAAAATCCGTTGCCGGCCAAGAAGTTGTAGAGGTGAACGTTGTTGACGTCGTACTTATAATGCGTAAACTGGCCAGCCTTATTGTACTGGGGTATTTCATCCCAAAAACGGTAAGGCAAAGCGGCTTTGAGTAGCTGTCCAAAGTTTTTATGGACCTTCTCAAAATGCTCAAAATAATCCCTGGCATCTTTACAGGGCTTGCCCCTTCTATCGCGCTTCAGCAGCAGCTCCTTTGGCAGCCGGACTATATGGATATCTAGGTAAGTGATGGCCAGCCGGTGGGCTTCCTTTACCCCTGTTGCATCGATATCCGGGAGGTAGTAGATCTTCGTGGCCATGGCAGTCAGTTTCTTAAACTGCTCGCCATCTATTTTGAAAGTTTCAGAATTGAACCAAACGACATTGTAACCCAGTGCGGCCACATTCAGGGCATCTCTTTCGCCACTGCAGATGATAATTTCCGGTAGCTTATCAAGTTTCTTGGCTTCCCCTTTTTCATTGTCATCGAGCGGGGCATCGTCGAACGCTTCGAGCTTTTTGAATTCTTCCTCACACTGTTTGAGTCCGTTTATGTAGTTGCGGTCGAAGTCACCGTAATACATAAATCGCCTGGACTTGTCCGGGCTTAGTGGTTGGTAGATCTTTTCAAACTTTCCCCGGGAGAAGTTGAAGATGGGGTATTCTTCGGTCGACTGTATAATAGTCGTTTTTCGGTCTTTGGTTACCCGGTATTCGTTCACGGCAGAACAGCCATACCGTTTGAGCACTTCGATAAGTCTGTTTTCATCACAAGCCTTCCGGATGTATTTGGCAAAAATCGTTTCGATTTCGAAAGGCGTAAATTCCTCGCGAAGTGTAAAACCCCATTCTCCTTCCTTTTCTTCTTCGGTGGCTTTGCGGCCATCAACCTTAGCATTAACAGGTCTGGCCATGGTACCATCGGTGGCCGGAATATTGAAGTGCTCAGCGATTCGCTGGCACGCTGTAGCGAAATCAACCTGCCGTTCATCAACAAAAGCCTGGATGCCATTCTTTGGTTTAGCATCTCCCCCGAAATCAGTTACTACCCAGTTGCCGTCATTCAACTTTTTGAGTGTGGCACTGGGTGTTTTTTCGTTTTCCCGGACTTTGAATTTTTTGTTGGCCTTCCCTACGGTTTCCCTGGCATCAGGATAAATCCAAAGGAGTATGTCGAGGCCACCATCGGTGCTTGCTAGAATCTGATCTTTATCGTAAAAAGCCATAGGGAAAGGCTAAACTGTTTTGGTTAATTGGAAAGGGAGGGTGCTCTTATCGAGCAGATAAAATTTGGGCTCACCGCAACTGTGGCAGCGGTCATTATCGATGCTCATGATGTGGCCACAGCTGGAGCATGCGCACATGCCGTATTTCAGTAGCCCTGGAGGAGTCAGATAATCTGTCCCCTCCAGATGCAATACTGGCTCACCGATGGAGGCGAGCATGACAAGTGCGTCAACTGCCATTAAAGCTTATTTGAAAGCTCGAATTCACCGGTTTTCTTACCGGTTTTGGCCATGCAAACCAGCTCCCTGGTTACGACTTCCTGTGCCTTTTCCTGCGCTTCTTCGATTGTTCGGCCGCCGGCACGAACTACAACGGTTCCTATTTTTTGGAGACGCCAGGTAACTTCTACATCGATGTCAAAGCTTTTGATGCGCTGTTTGCGCTTGAACATATTGCTGAAAAAATTACCCATTGCGCTTAGGATTTAGAGTTTGAAAAATTGTCATGGTTATGAGATTGGGGTTAGATAAAAACTGGAAGGGGTTGAAAACTACGATAGCTTCAACTCCTGCTGAAGGACTGCCATGTACTCTTTGAATTCGGGGTAGAGCTCACCCAAAAGCTTATCGACTTTTGTCTCCAGCTCCTTGCAAATGGTTAATTCCTGCTTTCGCTGGTTATATGCATGAGGGTTTGATTTAGCCTTGCCTGTGAGTATGAAAAAGGACTTCTGATGAATCCTTAGCTCCTTAATTGTTTTGAGCAAATCATTTCTGAGGGCAGACCTTTGGTCTAGGTCTTGAACAAATTGTGCATCCATGGATTAATCGTTTTGAGTTGGTATTTCAATCTTCAGCTGACGTTCATCAGCCGTTATTTTCTCCTGGTATCGTGGAGACTGAATGAGCAAGTCGAGCTCCTTCAGTTCGAGTACAGAGCAAGCATTTAGAAACTGCTCTGGGGTAATGGTCAATTCGAATTGTTTGCTTATCGTTGGCATTATGCTACCCTTTCAAGTTGAATCGATATGACTTTACGATCACGGTCGCCCATGATGTTTTTGTGCCACAGTTCAGCATTCATTGAGTCGATGATTTCGAAGTCGTAAATGTGATCCAGTCGCATTCCATTCTTGACGTCGTATGTCCAAAGTAGATTTCGAAATGCCCACTTGAATTCTTCAATGCTTGAAGGATGATTTACTTCTTTAAGGGTGGCACAAACTGTCAGCTCTGCAGCAGTACTTTTCTTTTTGTGGTCGGTAAAAATTGGCTTGAAGCTCATTTCAGCGCCTCCTCTTTGCTTATGCGCTCAAATTCAATTACCCAAACCCAGGGGTTTGCTCTACTACTTCCCTTGCCATTAATTAAATTCCATAAAGAGTAGAATGATAAAACCGCTGAACCATAAGTTGTTTCACAGCCAGATCCATCGAAATCAGTATTAAAGTGTATTGCAACTTTTTTCGCAATCCCTGACCAATGCTTTTCATCGTGATAAGCCTTGTATCGAGTTTTATTGTAGCGCCTACTGAAAACAGCCTTTACGCCTTCTGCAATAGCATCAGATTCAGTAATATTCAGCAGCCGTTCTACTCGAATTGATTTAACCCGAAGGAAAAGACGAGCAGCTTCAAAAGGCATGTGGATACTTGGCTTCCAAAAGCCTTTTATTGGCACATTATAGTCTGCAGCATACATGAATGCATCTTCAAGTTGAGATGCAGCTGGTGGACTAAATTTTTCTCGTACCCATAGAATATCATCAGGCCGGCCATAGGCAGAATATGAGTAAAGGAGGTCAGGGTAACTTTTAAACCAGTCCTTCAGGTCAACTTTTGATAAATCGGACGCAAGCCGAGGATTATCCTTGAAAATCCGTCGTGTTTGGGTTTTATTCCTGGCTAATATGGCCTGAACCATATCAGTGCTGAACAATATTGGCCTCAGCTTACCCATGACCACCTCCTGCATTTACGCCTTCATTAATGTTTTTCATGCAGTTGTAGCATTCGGTAAGGCATCCTTCTAGGCTAGTGGTCACCAATAATATTTTTTTGCCTTGGTACTCAAATATTACCCGGTACGTCTCACCTTGTGGGTGTTTCTCAATTTTGGGTACTAAGCCAAATTCGTTAAGGAGCTTGCAAACCACCTCTCCAATTAACAACTGATCAGTCATGCCTCTACCCTTTCACCTGGTCGAATACCACGAACAAAGGAGGTGATCTTACAAGTTTTGCATTTCAGCTGCTTGCCTTTTAAAAGGTCGATACGTGTAAGAACATGGTCAGTCTCAGCTGAGCATTTAAGCTCCGGGCAAGCGACCTTGTAATTTTTATCATCACGCACCTGGACAATTACTACAGTTCTCATTCCATTCCCTCCTCGCCTTCGTGGCGTTTAGCATACCCTGCCATAAAAAAGCAGGCGCCTACGATCAAACTAGTGACGCCCATTCCTAGGCCAATCACGGCAACGATGCCTACAAACTGATCCGCACTCATGACCTTTCCCTTTCCATGTAATTGGCCATCTGTTGCTTTTGGATGACACTGAGTTGGGTATTAAACCATAGGTTCAAAGTGCCGGCAGCCTTGTTCTTTTCAAAGGCCTCGAAGAGCTCTCTGTCGAAAGTATCGGCAAGAGCTACTTCTACATCAATCATCGAAAGCTTCGGTAATTGAGTAATTACTGTTTCAAACATAGATATGTGTTTAGGTGGTGATTAGGCGGCTTTGTGTTTGTGATATTTCAGCCAGCTTTTGTAATTGACAGCATCAGTGACAATGCTCCAGTCTGCGTAACCGGTACGATCGGGTTTAATCACTGGGTCGTTTTTGATGATAAAATGCAGGTTGGTTTCAAGCATCCAGTCCCGAAATGCTTTGAGATCATCCTCCTTGCCCTGCATTTCTACTACTGTAGAATGGAGAAAGGTGGTAATCCAATTTTTAACTTCTAGTTGTTGCTGGTCGGTGAGGCTCAGCAACCAGAGCTGAAGTTCATTCCCCTCTTTTGCCATCACATACCGTTCGTATAGTCTACCGGCAATTGGTTCGGGGAATAGTGAATTGAAAACAGTAAAGGTGAGTGACTGTAAGGCGGCTAAAAATTGAGGATCCATTTCAATCAAGGTTTAAATAAGCACGAGAAAAATTGACCAGGCTATCAACCGCCTTTTGGGAGCCGGCATAGTATCGGCTGTGCGTACCAGGAATAAGTAACCTCATTTCATGCTCGTATTTGAGCACTATCCGGCAAAAATCATCCTGAGGCACAAACCGGTAAAAATCAAGTGCACGTTTGAGCGTGCTTATGGCGGTCATGATCTCCATGCGCTTTGGATGCACATGATTGAAGCATGTTTCCCGGTGCTTGACGAACTTCTCAAGTGCCACATACTGCTGAGTGCGAAAGGCGCTGATGGGAACTCCGTTTCCGGGTTGTTTGCGAAATGCTGCTGAATTGCTCATACTCATTGGTTTTAGTTGAAGCATTGCCTCTTTGCCTGGAGGCTTCAGGTGTTGGGGGTTGCGATATGACGATCGACCGCAAAGGCAATAATGTCTTTAGCTGTGGAGCCTGGGCCGAGTTTTTCGCGGATGTTGCTGGTGTGTTTGATGGCAGTATTGTACTCTATACCTAGGGCAACGGCTATTTCCTTATCCGTGCGACCAGCCACCATTTGTTTCATCACATCTAGTTCGCGCTGGGTAAAGTCACCAGCCTTACCACTCACTGGAGCGCATAGTTTGAATTCGTGCGGGCAACTACCCCGCAATGGGCATGGCCAATATTCAGGCTCACCCATTTCAAGTCCTACCATATCAGCACGGGTATCAAAGCCACCGTACCTACAGCTGGTATATTTTTCCAGCCGGTCAAGTTCATTTGTAATACCAAGCTGGTTGAGGGCTTCGATGGCCTCTGGGTGCTTTTTCAGATCTCGAGCTATTACATCGATACGCTCAGCATCGAGCTGTTGAAATGGAATGACCTTCCCGGCATTCACAGCATAGCGTTGAAAGCCGTGGTTGAAGAACTCGACAGTTTGATGATCCATCAATCCGGCAAGCAGCCTTTGTGAAACTGGCCTTTCTGTATATGTATACAATTTCATGGTAAAATTTTTTCAAATCGGACTTTCTCTATTCTAATTTTCCTTTCATCACTGATTTGTTGCAACACTTCAAGGATGTCAAGATTGGTCTCAAAACCCTCTTTCACTTTTCTGATGTATGAAATTGAGAAGTTTTTCTGCCGATTTTTCAACCTGGTAAATGCCTCATTAGCGTACATTTTGGGCAAAAAAGGCCAAATTCTTTCTTCCCGGGGCTTCTTACTATTCTTGGTTATTGTCAT